TCATCGGCCGAGCCGCCCGCGCACGAGGTGCCAGCGGATCGTGAAGCGAACCACGCCCCAGATCGCGGCCTCCTCCAGATCCTCGACCGCGAAGGCCGGCAGGTCCGGGTTGTCGAAGGCCAGCCGCGCCCGGTTGCCCTCGATCACCAGCCGCTTGATCGACATCTGGCCGTTGACGACGGCCACCACCACGCAGTCGTGCTCGGCCTTCAGGCTCCGATCGACGCAGGCGAGATCCTGGTCGAAGATGCCGGCGCCGCGCATGCTCTCGCCGCTGATCTGCCAGAGGAAGGTCGCGGGCGGATTCGGCACCAGCCAGCGCGGCAGCTCGATCGCCCCCTCCAGGAAGTCGTCGGCCGGCGAGGGAAAGCCGGCGCAGAGCCGCTGTCCCAGCAGCGGCACGCGCACCGTGGACAACCCGTCGTCCGGTAGTTCTGCGACCCGATGCAGACTCACTCCGGCGCCTCACCCCTGCTAGAACGTTTAGCGAACAAACACGGCGGGCGGCCTGTGAGCAATCTGGTGAGCGGGGCGATCTTCGCCAGCTGTGCACGCCTGTGGATGGTGTCTGAAGCGCGTTTCGGATGCGGGGCTTATCCGTTTCCGGCCGCTGGGGGAGAGGATCCGAGCATGGCCCTGAAGACGAGCTTCATGGTGCAGACCTTCAGCATCCACCGGAAGCGGCTGAAGCCGGACCGGCCGGAACTCGCCTCGACAGAGAGCGGCGCGCTGAAGAAGGCCGAGGCGATGGCCGCGCGTATGCCCGGCACGGCCGCGATCCGGATCGTGGCCGACGACGAGACGGGCGAGCTGGAGAGCGCGACCATCCTCGGCCAGTTCGGCGAGGTGCCGGACGACTTCGCCGAGAGCCTGCAGGGCTGAGCGCGCTGTGGAGGATCTGGACGAGGGCCGCCGGGCGCTCGCGGCAGGATACCTGAAGGGACGAACGTTGGAGGAGGCGCTCGCCGCGTGGCGCGCGGAGTACGACGCGCACTCCTACCGCGAGCGCCGGCCGATGCTCGCGCGCCTGGGCAACGTGATCCGGAGGTTGGCAGCCGAGGCGGAGACACAGGAAGACGCGGCTCGGGATCACCCAGAGACGCGGCGGCGCCAGCGGCGCTCTGCCCCCTGAAACAACAAAAGGCGCCCCCGGCCGAAGCCAGGGGCGCCTGAGGTGTGAACAGGTGTCGACGCGGGATCAGCCGCCCGGACGGCGCTGGTCGCGCTCCAGCTGGTCGATCTGCCGCTGCATTCGCTGCATCGTGTCCCGCGGGGTGTTCAGATCGTAGAGCCCCTGGCGCGCTTGGTCGGCCTGGCGCTGGAGGTCGGCGTCCCGGGCGCGCTGTGCGGCCCACATCTGCTCGTGCTCACCGCGGGGAACGACGTGCTTCTGGACAGCGTCGAGGTCACGCTCCACCCGGTCCATGCGGGCATCGGTCAGCCGCTGCAGATCATCCCGGCGCTGGCTCACCACGCCGAAACGCGCATCGATGTCGGAGCGGGCGTTGGCGAAACGCGTGTCCAGGTCCTCGCGCGGGACGTAGCGGTCGGCACGGGCCTCCATCTTCACCAGCTGCGCCTTCAGGTCGGAGATCCCGTCGCCCAGCGGACGGAATGCCAAGCCGCCGACCATGGCGATGATGGTCAGGGAGACGCCCGCGAAGGTACCGATCACACCCCACGGCACGCGATCGCGGGTGTCGAGCTTGCCGACGATCGTCTTGATGCCGTCCTCGATCCCGCCGACGCGGACCTCGAGCGAGGTGATGCGCTCGTCCATCGGTCGACCGGTCATGGGCTGGGTCTGCTGCTGCTGGAATTGCTGGGTCATGGGCGGCCTCCGAGGCCGGGCGGCGCCGGCGAGGCGGGCGCGAAGAGGTGTGCCGACCCTCGTGAAATTTTCACGGGGGTCGGAGGACTGATCAGCGGGCGAAGTCCCGCCGGACGCGCTCGACCCACTGGACCGCGAGCAGACCGCAGGCGGTCTTGGCCTTGTCGAGCAGGATGGCGTCGCCGAGCATCCGGGTGACCTCGCGCGTGGTGAGGTCACGGTCCGGCACCTCCGGGAAGGTCCGGCGCAGGCACGCCTCAACGCCGGCCGGCGCGGGCGGCAGCGTCACCCGGTGGGCGACGCCGGCGCCGAGGCTCAGATCAATGGGCGCCGGCCCGCTGGAGTGCTCGCAGGCCGCGAGCGAGGTCGCGAGGCACAGCGATGCGATCGCGGTCCGGATGGACGTCCGCGGCATGGTCCGATTCCTTCTTGGCTGAGAGGGCGCGCTCGTACTCTTCGGCGTCGCGCACCGCCTGGGCGCCGATGTCCCGGGCGGCGGCCTCTGCGAGGTCGGCACGCTCGCGGTCGGCCGCGATCGCCGCCTTCGCGTTGGCGAGGATCGCGGTCTTGGCTCCCTCGGCGAGGGCGAGCTGCCAGCCGACGCCGAGGATGGCCAGCGCACCGCCGAGGACGATCGCCGGCAGACGGTAGCGGACCGGCAGGACCACGATCCCGCAGGCGGCCAGCGCCAGGATGCCGACGCCGGCGACGAAGGTGCCGAGCGCCGCCGGCGACAGGGTGAGCCAGAGCCCCTGCAGGGCGGCGATCAGGATTCCGGACGTGGAGAAATCGAGCATCAGGCGGCACCCATGAGGCTGGGGAAGCGGCGGGCGAGGAAGCCCGGCAGAGGCCGGCCGGCGTCGTCCCAGCGCGCGTAGATCGCGTAGGCGGCGCCGGCGACGATCACCGTGCCCATGACGAGGCCGAACACGGTGCCGGCCGAGATCTGGGCGTGCGCGCTCTCCACCTGATCCTTCAGCTCGCCCGCGCTCTGAACGAGCTCGGCGAAGCCGAAGGTGCCGGCGGCGCCCGCCCCCTGGACTGTGCGCGAGGCCGCGAGGTTGGCGTCCTTCTTCGCGACCGGCAGGGGCTCCGCCTCGTCCAGGGCGGCGAGCGTGGCGTCGTCGAGCTCGCCCGTCACGGGCAGGCCTGCGCGGTGCTGCAGCAGCTGCACAGCGCCGGTGGTCCGGGCGGCATGGTCGCCGTCGACGGCGCCGACGGGGTAGCGGAGCGCCTTCAGCTTCGCCTGGGCGGGAAGCGTCTTGAGGACCGCCTTGGCCTTGGCCAGGATCTCGCGGGTCTCCGCGATTCCGATCTGCCCCCCGTTCCAGACCTGACGCAGCCCGACGACGTCGTCGCGATCGGCGTAGGCCTCGCAGCGGTTGTCCACCCAGAAGGTCAGGGCGGTGCGCAGCGCGATGAGCGGCTTGCGCAGCTCCTCGGGGCTGCTCTCGAATCCGGCCTTGCGGTAGTTCGCCCGCCCCGTCGTCATGCCGAGGCCACCGCCGCGGAACAGCCAGCCGTCGCCGGGCCGGTTGTTGCCCATGCGGCCGCCGTAGACGAAGTTCGCCAGCGCCTTCGGATTCCGGACGTAGGGCGCGGCTGCGGCCACGTCTTGGAAGCGCGTCTTCCAGGTCGCCCGGATGCGCTCGGCGGTGGTGTAGTTCAGGTTCTCCTCGAGGCGCGTCAGGTAGGCGCTTTCGGGCACGACCTGAGCCAGGAAGTGAGCCCGGCGCAGATCCGTGGCGATGCCGGCGGCCTCGATCTCGGCATCGAGCGCCACGAAGGCCGCAACGATATCGGCGCGCGCGCGGGGCGCGACGGCGCGGAGGATCCGCTTCCAGTCGGTCATGATGCTGATCCGGGTGAGGAGGGTCAGAACGGGATCGTCAGGCGCAGGCGCAGCGGGACGAGGCCGTCGAGGTCGAGGGCACGCAGCCGCCGGCCCGAGGCCGAGCCGGTCGCCGTGAGCGTGGAATCGGCTGACGCGGGCGGGCGCGCCGGATCGTGCTCGAGCGGCGGTTGGGGGACTTGGTGGGCACGGGGCGCGGCCAGCGCCGGCGCGCCGGCCATGGTGAGCACGACCAGGGCGAGCGCGGCCCTCACAGGCGGACGACGCGCACGGTGACGACGCCGCGCTCGACGATGCCGAGCGCGCGCGCCACCCCGAGCGACAGGTCGATGAGGCGATGCAACCGCGGATGCGGGCCGCGGTCGTTGACGGTCACGTCGACGTGCCGGCCGGTGGCGAGGTCGGTCACCCGGACCCGGGTGCCGAGCGGCAGGGTCCAGTGCGCGGCCCCGGGCGCCTCCGGGCGGAAGGGGCGGCCGTCGGCGCGGCGCGCACCGGATTCGGGGCCGTACCAGGAGGCGCGCCCGACCCAATCGGCGCAGGCCGGCGTCGTGGCGAGCATCAGGCATGCGAGGGCGGCCCGCAGCGCGAGGTGGCGCAGGATCATCGGTTGGGCTCCGGGCATGAAAAAGCCGCCCGGAGGCGGCGCGGAACGGACGAGCGGGCCGGGAGCGTCAGGACTCCGCGCCGGCGCCCTTGCGGCCGTCGGTACCGGCCTCGCCTCCCGGCTGGGCGAGCGTCAGCTCGGTCAGGTAGCCGGCGCTGCGCGTGAGGCGGTGCCGGGCGGTCTTGATGCGGTAGGTGCCGTCGATGCCGGGGCGCCAGCCGGAGACGATGCACGAGGCCTCGGCCTGGGCGGTGGAATCGCCGTCGATCGTGAGCGTGCCGCCGCCCTGCTCGCGCTCGGCCTCGGCGCTCGTCGACTTGGTGCGGGCCTTGGCGGAGCCCTGATCCGCACGGGTGAAGCGGTCGCGGTGCACAACCGAACCGGGGCGGCGTCGCGCCTCGAAGTCCTGCGTCTTGTACTTGGCATCCTTCGGGTCGTAGTAGCGCGCCTCGAACTTCTGCCAGGCGTGCCGGTCCTCGGTCGGGCTCAGCTCGCCCGACACGATGTTGCCGATCCGGGTGCCGTCGGTGTCGAACTCCCGGTGCGCCCGGACCGCCGCGAGCCCCTGGCCTCCGGACGACTGCCCGGCCGAGCGCTCGGCGAAGACGGCCTGATCACCGCGCACCTTGAAGGTGGCGCCGACCTCGTGGGCGATGCGCTGCCCCCACTCGAGGAAGCTCTCGCCCTGCATCCCCCACCAATCGCGCTCGACGTCGATGCCGGGCGCGACCTTCACCTTGAGGCCGGCGCCCTGACCGAACTTCTGGGCGACGCCCGAGAGCTTACCCTTGTCGTGGTGGGACTGCTGGCGCTCTTTCGGCTTGCCCTTCTGATCGACGGACTTCGCCGTGATCAGCAGGGTGAGGCCGCCGCCTCGCGCCATGCGGCTCGTCACCTTGTCGACCTTGCCGGAGAACATCTTCGGCGGGCCCGCGTCGGAACCGCCATCCTCGACGCGCACCATGCCGGCCTGGATCGGCGCATCGGTCGGCGGCAGGCTGATCTGGCCGCCGGCGTCGTCGACCTCGATCTCCAGGCTGTCGGCCTCCTCGCCGTCGGTGTCCGTGATCGTCATGGCGATCAGGATCGGCTCGAGCATCGACGAGATCGGGGTCCCGTTGACCGAGACCCAGAAATCCGTGTGGGGCATGGATGCCTCAGAACAGGGTGAGCAGTTCGCGGGTGATGGTGCGGGCGGTCGCGGGCGGGTCGGGGATCGCGACCACCACGGCGGTGCCGTAGGGCAGCACGGGCCCGAGTGCGGCCAGCCCCGGGTTGCGGGCGAGCGTGTCCTCGAGGAGCCCCGGAACCTCGCGTCGGAAGCGCAGGAACAACAGCAGGTCGAGCGGGCAGGGCGCCCGCTCGACCTGCAACGTCTCGATCGCCATGGCAGGCGCCTCAGGAAAGGAGCGAGTAGAGGAAGGCCAGGGCGCTCGCCGCACCCGGCCTCGGCGTGCGCTTCAGCGTGATCTCGAAGTCGACGACGCGCCCGATCATGTCGCCGTCGGGCCGCCGGTGTTTGGCCTCGCACTTCGTGATGCGGCGCCAGCCGAAGCTCGTTCCGTCGCCCCGCACGAAGATGTACGGGACACCCGAGAGCCGCATCTGGTCGAGGAGCGCGACGGACCCCAGACCCCGGTCGACCATCTCCGGCCCGGGCAGGCAGCACACCAGCGTGATCTCGTCGTCGCCCGGCCCCACGAACTCCGCGGGCTTCAGCGCGCCGACGACGTCCTTCTCGGCATAGTCGGCCGCCGTGGCGTGCCGGATCTCGTGCGGCCCGAGGGCCGTGCTCTCGAACTGGAGAAGGCCGAGCTGGGCGAGCATGGTCCGGTGTCCTCAACGCGCCCCGCAGAGGGACGGGGACGCCGGGCCTTACGGTCCGGCGTAGTCGGGGCCTTGGAAGGAAGCGGCGGACCCGCGGGCGCGGATGCCGCCGATCGCCGAGGCGTTCGCGGATGCGGCCGCCCCCGGGATCTGCTGCAGCAGCGAAAGGACCTCGCGGGCCTTGGCCGCGAGGGCCTCAAGGGGCCCCGCGTTGGCCTGCGGGGTGACGCTAACCCCGTTGAGTTGGTCGAGCGCCTGCTTCAGCTGCTCGGCGCTGGCGTGTACCTGCCGCAATCCCGCATCGTCGCCGCGCGGGGCAATGGCCGGTGCGGATTGCGGGCCCGACAGGCCGAAGCCGCTCGTCCCCGAACCTGCCCCGCCCGGTGACTGGTGCATCCCGTGCCCCATCATGCTCGGGATCGCACGCGGATTGATCGGCGGCGGGTCACGCGGGATCAGGTCCGGAGCGTGCACGATGGCCGCGCCAAAGCCGTAGCCCGCCGGATCCGCACCCAGCATGCCGCCAGACAGGTAGGGATCGGCGAACTCACGGTTCTTGACCGCCTCCGTGGCGACCGCGCTCGCAACTGCGCCGCCAACGGCGACGCCGGCAACGACGGCACCGGCGGCGGCCGCACCGGCACTGGTGGCCGCCTCTACGGCGCCGCCGCCCATGCCGGCGATCATCCGCTGCGAGGCGGCCTTTCCGGCTGCGCCGCCCGCCGCTCCTGCAGCGGCACCGGCCGCCCCCGCGCCCGCGGCTCCCGCTCCACCGGCGAGCCCGACCGCCGTCTTGAGGAGCTTGAGGGTGCCCCAAGCCCCGGCGACCGTCGCGGCGACCACGCCGCTCAGCGAGAGCGCTTGCTGCGCCACCTCCGGCAGCTTCGAGAAGCCGTCGAGGATAGAGCCCAGCCCGTCCGCGCTCCACTTGATCAGCCCCGCGTTGGCGTTACCGATCGTCAGGATCAGGTTCTCGAACGACCCCTTCAGGTTCTCGACCGCGCCGCCGAGGCCGGCGAACACCTCGTCGGCCTTCTTCTTCGCCCAGTCGGGATCGTCGGCCGCCCCCTTGATCTGCTCGCGGGCCGCCTTGAACTCGTCCCACTGCTTCTGGGTGATGGCGCCCTTGCCGCCGTGCTTGTCGGTGAGCCACGCGTTGAGCTGCGGCAGCGTCATGTTCTTCGACATGGCCGCGTCGAGCAGCCCCTCGGCGTCGACCGAGGCACCCGCCACCTTGTAGTAGGCGCCGGCCGCCTTCGCCGCGACCTTGGCGTCGGAGGCCCGCACCGTTCCCTTCTTCGTCTTGCCCAGCATCGGCGAGACGGCATCCGTGACCGCCTCGACGTACTTCCCCCGGTCGGCGATCAGCGCCTTGTCGGTGTTGATCGCCTCAATGCGCTTCCGGATGGCGGGCGTGAACCCCTTGCCCATGGTGTTCTGGAACTGGCCCTCGAGCGCCTCGGTGCTGAGGCGATCGGGCATCTTCACGTAATCGGAGTGCTTGATGCCGGCCGCGTTCAGCGCGGCGATGCCGTCCCGGGTCGGCGCCACGATCTTCGAGGCCATCGAGCGCACGGCCACGCCGGCGACGTCGCCGCGGAGACCGCCGCGACGGGCGAGCGCGCCGAGCGTCATCAGGGCGTCGGTGGAGAGTCCGGAGGCCGTGCCGGAGGCGATGGCGTAGTTCGCGTAGTTCTTGACGTCCTCGCCGTCCATGCCACCGAGCTTGGCCATCTTGACGAGTTGGTTGGTGGCCTTGTTCGCCTCGAAGAGCGCTTTCTCCTTCGTCGAGATGTCCTTGCCGGCCTGCTGCAGGTAGGACCGGATGATCTCCGTGCCTTCCTTGAGATCGGTCTCCATCAGGGTCGAGAAGTTGCGCACGTTCTGGACGATGCCCTCGGCCACCGCCGCCTTCAGAGAAGGCGCGAAGCCGGCGGGCAGACCCTGCATCGCCGCGGTCTGAGCCTTCACGACATCGATGTTGGAGAACTGCGTTTCCTGACCGATGCGCTTGGCCTGGGCGAGGAGCCCGGCCTGATCACCGTGCGAGATGTCCGTGAAGACCTTCTGCTTGCGCACCGCGAGATCGAACTCAGCCGCCGAGGTAATCGCACTCTTCGCGAGATCCCGGCTCTTGTGGCCCGCATAGACGCCGGCGCCGGCGGCCACGATCCCGGCCGCCTCGCGCCGCTCGGCCCGCGCCGCGGCCCGGGCATCCGCCGTGGCCTGAGCGGCGCGCTCGCGCTCGGCTCGCGCCGCACGGGCTGGCGCGCTCATGCCGTCGGCGACGAGCCTTCCCCCGGCGGTGATGGCGCTCGCCCGGCCCATGCTGCTGGCGAGCCGCTCGTTCGCCCGCACCAGGGCCGCGGTCCGCGCCTCGACCAGGGCAAGTGCGGCGGCCTCCCGCCGCAATGCCGCGGCGCGGCTCGGCGCGCCCATACCATCGGCGACGCGCCGGCCCTGTGCGGTGATCGCGCTCGACCGGGCCATGGCCGCGGCGACGTCGAGCGCGCCCTTGGCTACGGTCTTCTGCTCGGCCGCGACATGCCGGAGGCTGGCGATCGTCGCCGTCTCCCACTGGCGGATCTGGGCGGTCTGGTCCTTCGTCCAGGTCGAGGCGTCGCCAGCAAGCCCGGCGGCCTTCGCGTAATCCTTGAGGCTCGCGGAGACCTTCTCGATGTCCTTGGCCGAGAGGCCTAGGCGGGCGAGGTTGTTGACGAAGCCCTTGGAGGCGCCGGTGCCCTCCATGGCCTTGCCCATGGCGCGGGCCTGATCAGAGGCGCCCTTCAGGGCCTTGCCGATCGCGCCTGCGGGGCCGGAGACGTCGTCCTTCAGGCTGACGGTGAGGGTCGAGACCTTGGATGTCATCCCTCACCTCGCGCGAAGCCGAGCGCGATCGCGAACTCGGCGCAGAACTCGTCCCACGGCATCCGCATCAGCTCGCCGCGGGGGCCGCCGACGTGGCGGACGATCAGGGCTCGGTAGTGCTGCCAGAGGCCGGGGCTGGCGCGCTCGCCCCGCCCCAGCGGCGGGGCAAAAAATCCGCCACCGCCGCGTTCACCGCATCGGCGTCATCCGGATCGAGCGCGTCGAGCACCGCGAAGGGTACATCGTACATCGGGAAGTGCACGGAGGCGTTCTCGGGCGCCGCATTCACGCGCGCGACGAAATCGGCCACATCCTGGGTCGTCGGACGGTGGACGGTAATCTGGTCGTAGACCTGCCCGTCATACGCGATCGGCCAGTCAAGCAGCACGACGCGGTCGCGGACGCGGGTGCCTGCGAAGCGCGGTGCGGCGGGAAGCAGCGCGGCCTCGACCGGGGGCGTGTCGGCGGCAGGCGCGGGGGCGGGCGTGTCCATGGCGGGCGTCAAAGCTCGTGTCGTGTGGGGAGGGCCGGTGCGAGGACACCGGCCGCTGGGGTAGGAGGGAAGCGCCGCGATCAACCCGGCAGGCGCAGGATGCGGCGCTCGTCGGCGAGCTGGTCAACCCCATCGACGCGCCAGATGTGCGCGAAGTGGTCCCACCAGATCTTCTCGACGCCGTTGAAGAACAGCTTGTACCCGACCACCTCGTGCATCGAGTGGTCGTGGCCCATCAGCTTGCCGCGCTCGAAGCTGTCGGGCGCCACCTTGGCGAGCCGCGCCTTGATGATCGCGGTGACCTCGACCTCTTCGTCCTCGACCTTGTCGATGACGTTGCCGTAGATCGTCCAGATCTTCCGCTTCTTCTGGCCCATCAGGCCCAGCACCTGCGGATCCCAGCCCTTCAGCTTGAAGGTCGGCTGCAGGGCCTTCATGCCCATGTTGCCCCACTCGATCTCGAAGATCGAACCGGCGGCGTGGTGGGCCTCGGACATCTCCTCGAGCGCCGGAAGGGCCGTCGAGTCGAGGTTGTGGGTCTTGAGATTGCCGGGGCCGTCGTCGCCGGCGACGAGCGACGAGCCCTTCTGGAGGTAGAGCATCGGGGACTCCGATCAGGGAAGGCGGGTACGCGTGGGGAGCCGCCCGGCGCACGAGGCGCGGACCGGGCGGCGAGATCGCGCGGGGATCAGGTGACGGGGGCGAGCGCCGCGTTGGTGCCGCCGGCGACGTCCGCGAGCAGCGCGTTGAGCGCGTCGCGGTAGCGGTAGACGTCGGCCTCCGCGACGAGGAACGGCGAGGCCGGCTCGTTCTTGATCTTGAACCGGAAGCGCCCTGCCCGGATCGTCTCCGGCGTGTTGCCGGCGCCGATGCCCGTGAGGTAGCCGATGATGTGCTCGTCGGTCTGGAGCCGCGACAGGATCACGTCGCAGTCGTTCTCGAAGGCCTGGATCCCGGTCCGGGTGATGTTCGTGATGCCGAGCCGCGCCCGCCACGCCCGCAGGATCTGCAGCAGGGCGTAATCCCGGGTGCGGGTCACGTTGAAGAAGCGGTTGAGCTTCACCGTTCCGGCATTGGCGTAGCAGATCAGCACGAAGCCGGACGACACCGCGGCCGTGTCCACGCCGGTCTCACCGCGCTGGATGATACCGATGTCGTCGGCCAAGAGCTGCTGGCCGTCGTTGGCGCCGTCCGAGAGCGAGAAGGTGTCGTAGCGCTTGAGCGCCGTGATCCCGTAGACCGCTTGGTTGGCGAAGGACTGCGAGGGCACGCCGATCTTGCCCTTGGTCTGAGCATCGACCCGGACACCGATGCCGGCCGCGACCGGGCCCGGCTCGATGAAGGTGCCCTCCGACATGCCGACCGCGGTCACCCAGGTCGAGACCGGGATCAGGCGCTCGTGGGACAGGGTCTCGCGCCAGTCGCGGTCGTCCTGCACCGTGGTCCCGGGGCCGGACACGATCGCGTTGGCCAGCAGCGCGTTGAGCACCTGCGGGAGCGCGGCGCAGATCGGGTTGACCGTGGCAGGGCCCTCGGCGAGCGTCACAGTGAGATCGAAGCCGTCGTCGACCACGAAGTCGGTCGCGCCGTCGGCGATCGTGAACTTGACGACGCCCGTGTAGGCGGTGCCCACCGTCGCGTCGGCGAGCACGGTGCCGTCCGGATCGACCACCGAGAACACGCCGCCGTTGGCCGCGGCGGTCTTGGCCCGGACCCGGTAGACGCCGGCCTTCACGCCGACCCCGAAGGCCGGGTCGGCCAGCGTCATCAGGCCGGTGCCGGTGTTGCCGCCGAACTTGGCCGCGCGGGTGACCACCGTGCTGGTCGGGCCGCGGGTGAAGACGCCGGTCAGCCCGTCGACGAAGAAGAACAGGCGGGGCGTCACGCCGAAGCGCTGGCCGCAGGCGAGGGCACCGTAGATGCCGGTGCCGTTGGCCTGATTGCCGACGATATTGGCGATCGTCTCGGCGTCGGTGGCGCCCTTCGAGACCCGGTGCACGATGATGCGAGCGGCGAGCTGGAACGGGCCGAGGTTCGCGTTGACCAGCCGGACTCCGGTGGCGAGGTTGCCGGTGCCGAGCGCCGCCAGGAACAGCGGGTCGGACGAGTTGAACATCCGCGAGGCGTTCAGCGGCAGGAACGAGGGCGTTGCGTCCTCCGAGGTGCCGACGAGGTAGAGCGTCGACATGTCGGTCTGCTGCATCGGCTGCAGATCGTCGTCGAGGGTATTGAACAGGACGCCATAATCGACGGGCGTGGCCATGCGGGGGATCTCCCAAACGGAAAGACCCCACCGGCGCGGGCCGGCAGGGTGAGCGAGGGGCCGCCGCCGGATCATCCCGGCGGCGGGTCAGGGGGGTGTCAGCTCGGAGAGGCGGGCCTTCAGCCCACGGCGCGGATCAGGACGGCGATGTACTGGCCGCCGCCGTACAGGGCCTCCGGACCCAGGCTCACCACACCGTTGGACTGGGTGAGCATGTCCCGCGTGGCCTCGACGCCGGCAGTGGCGATCGGCCGATCATTGCCGGCGAAGCCCGGCGCCCGGGCGACATCGACGAACTGCCAGGGCTCGTTCGCCCCGCCCGCGATGTCGACCCGGCGCAGCAGAGCGAACTGCACGCCCTCAGGCCAGCCGGTGTCGTAGGCCTGCACCTGCCCGTTGGAGAACGACACGCACTGCACCACGCCGTCGGCGCTCGGATCGTGCGCGAAGGCCAGGTACTCGACCGGGGTCTCGTACCCGACCGATTTCAGTGTCGTGCCGTTGATCGTGGGCAGCGAGAACCCGCCGTTGGGTCGGCTCCAGGTGAACGAGTTGATGTTGAACACCCACTCGTTCGCGTAGGACCGGTGCCAGAGATACCAGAGCGGCCCGACATACTCCGGATCGACCGGCGGCGTGCGCGGCGCGGAGACCTGTTTCATCAGCACCGCGCCGACCGTGCCGAGCGTCGAGAGGTCGGCCGTGACCACCCGCTGCCCGTTCTGATCGACCGTCGAGGGCATGACACCGGTCTTGAAGAACCGCGCCTGGTTCCGGAACACGTAGGCGAGGTAGCGCTTGCCCGCTTCGCTGAGCGCCGCCCCGGCGGTGAAGCCGGCGAGCGAGAGCCCGTTGAGGACGTCGGACCGCGACGTGTAGGCGTCGCCGACGAGCGAGAGGTCGCCGACCTGCGTCGGCTGACCGAGCTCGCCGACACCGCGCGCGGTGGAGACCAGGAAGCGGGCCGCGCTGTCCCGACCGAACGCCAGGATGGCGCCGCCCGGGGTCAGGTCGAGATCCGTTCGCACGAACTGCGGCTGGCCGTTTCCGGTCCAGAGCAGCTGGGCGTGGGCCTCCGCGATGCCGCCGGCGGCCCGCGTCCTGAACACGATCACGGGCGACCAGAGCGACCAGGCACCCGACGCCGCGCGCTGGCGGGCCCGGGCGAAGATCTGGGTCGCGGCAGGCAGCGTTCCGACGGGAAGCCGGAAGCCCGAAAAGCTTCCCGCCGCCGTCACCACGCCGCTGTCGTAGAGCGGCGCGGCGAAGTCCGACCCGGTCCCGGCCTGGATCTGGATCGCGTCCTGAACCGCGCTCGGCATGTTGAAGGCCGAGACGGTGATCTGCGGGCTGAGGCCCACGCCCGTGGCCTTGTCGGAGGGCGCCAGGATCGCGGGCTGCGCCGGACGGTTCTGCGCCCGGAACGCCACCGGGGCCAACCACGCCCCGACTCCGAGCGCCTGCCCCTTGTGGTAGGCCCGCACGAAGAGGTCGGCATCGACCGGCAGCGTCACGGCCGAGACCTGGTGCTGCAGCAGGTCGCTCACCTCGCCGCTATCGTAGAGGATCGAGGCCGCCGCGAAGCCGGAGCTGGTGGCGATCTGGTAGCGACTCGCTGCATGGGTGTCGGCCTGCCCCGTCGTGGCGAAGGGGCCGGTCTGGATCAGCGGCTTGACCGCGACGCCCGTGTCGCCGGCGGCCGGCTGCACGATCTGGGGCGCGTTGACGTAGGCGAAGGTCGCCGCGGTCGCGAACGCCACCACCTCGGAGAGCGGCGAGCGCGCCCCGTCCTGGCTGTAGTAGCCGCCCTGCGCGAACACGACCTGGTTCACGCCGAGGATACCGGCCGGGACGGTGAAGCTCGTGACCGCACCCTCGAGCCGGAGCGTGCGCTGGAACGCGCCGCCGTCGCCCAGCGCCAGGCCGTAGAGGTTCGGGTCGAGCGCGACGGCGCGCAGCGCGGCCGCGGCGCCCCCGCCCGCGAGGCGCGCGGTGAAGGTCTCACCGCCGTCCGTCGAGGTCTGGATCTGCGCGCCGGCACCGACCGCGACGACCGACCGGCCGACGGCGGCGACGCCGTAGAAGCTGCCGGTGAAGCCGCCGGCGGCGCTCTTCACGGCCCAGGTCGCGCCGCGGTCGCTCGAGGTGAAGATCGCCCCGTTGTCGCCGACCGCCACCGCGAAGCCGGCCGGCGTCATCGCCACGGCCCGCAGGGTGCCGGCATAGTTGCCCGGCAGCGCCCGCTTGATCAACGTGGCGCCGTCGTCGGCCGAGGTCTGCACCTCGCCCCCGGTGCCCACGAAGATCAGCGCGCCGGCACCGTCGCCAGCGATGTCGGTGAAGTCGCCCGTGTAGCCGTTGTCGGGGTTGATCTGGTTGAAGATCGCCCCGGCGTTGACCGAGCGCTGCACCATGCCGGCGGCCCCTGCCACCACCACGTAGGCGTTGCGGACGTTCACGCCGGAGAAGGTGCCGCTGTAGGAGGCGGCCGCCGTCCGGACGGTGTAGGTCGCGCCCGCATCGGTCGAGGTGCGGATCGCGCCGTTGACGCCCACGGCGGCCAGCAGCGCGGCGGAACCGTGCACCCGCTTGAGGTCACCCGTCACGGTGCCGGGCGTGGTGGTGATCGTGCCGTCTTGCGCGATCTGGATGCGCAGCGACACGGCCGAGGCCACGGCCAGGAAGTCGCGGGCCCCGAGCGCCAGGACGTCGGCAAAGGCCGCCGTCTGGCCCGCCACCGCGTTCCAGGCGCCGAGCAGGTCCGCGTCGGTATCGAGGATGACGTCCGTCATGGCCCGGTCGCGGGCGAGGCGGAAGCGGGCCCCGCCCTGCGGCACGCCGTAGGCGCCGCGGTAGGGGGAGAGCTGCAGGGTCGGGGTTTGGCCGACGTTGGCCGCTTGGTCGGCCGGGGCGACGAGCTTCGGCTGCAGCACCAGGGTCTCGCCGATCGCGCGGGGCGGCGGCAGCAGGACCATGTGGTCGATGCGGGCCCGCTTCGTCGCGTCCGGGTTGGCGTAGGCGAGGCGCAGCTCGAGCAGGCCGCCCTTGATCAGGGCGTAGAACTCGTCGCGGGTGCCGTCGGCGCCGGCGACGACGGCGGTGCGGACCGCCGCGAGGTAGGGCGCGCCCGCGGTAGTCGTCGGGCTGCGGTATCCGATGGTGAGCGTGCCGGTGTCGGAGGCCTGACGCCGCACCACGATCTGGCCGGCGCTCTGCGCCCGGAGCTCCGTGAGCACGCGGGAGAAGAACACGTCGCCGTCCTGCATCATGCAGTAGCCGGCGCGGATATCGAACGAGGTCCGGGCGAGGAAGGCGCTGTCACGCGCGGTCAGGGTATGCGCGAGGTTGAGGCGGGTCCGGACGCGCGTCGAGGAGATGATCGCCAGGATCTCGACCGTCTCCAGGCGCAGCGTCCCGGCATCGATCAGGGTGTAGGAATTGCCGACCTTGAGGCCCTCGGTCGAGGCGAGGTCGAGCGTGTCGTCGCCGGCCGAGGCCGCCACGACGGCGATCGGGGCGAGATCGCGCCAGGAAAAGCCGTCGGTGAACAGCTCGAAGGCGGCGCTGTCCTCCTTGTAGAGCCAGTCGAGCAGCACGGCCGAGCGCAGCGCCGTACCCGAGGCGAGGTCGATGGCATCGACGCGCGCGCGGAGCACGTCCACGTCGGCAGCGAGCGCCTCGCCCTTGGCCTTCAGGTACTCGTCGCGCTCGGCGAGTTCCCGGTGCGGGCGGTTGTCGTTGCCGTCGATGCCGCCGAGCACGGGCTCGTCGGTGGCCAGGATGGAGACGTCGCGAAACTGGGCGCCGGCGACGCTGGGCAGGTAATCCATGGGGGAGATCCTCAGACGTCGATCTGGAAGCGGTCGCCGAACTCCATGTCGGCGGTCTTTTCGATGGGCTGTCGCACCCGGCGGAACACGATCGTTCCGTCGGCGCAGGCGAGCCCGATCTCGCGGATGACGAGGCCGACGGCCCGATCTTGCGGGATGAGGAAGCGGAAGACGGTCCGGCGCGGGTTGGCGGGGTCGTGCTGCACCGCCGTGATCGGCGTGAACACCGCATCGGTGAAGGCTGCGACCGGGGCGTTGGGGCTCAGCGCCGACGAGCCCACCACAGCCTGCGTGATACGTTTCGTAAGGTCGCCATCACCGGCGAGCCGACGCAGGGCGTCGTAATAGGCGGGGTAGAGCATCGATCGTCCCGATCGGTTGGAGGCTGGGGCGGCGCGGCGAGGGGGTACCCGAACGTGCCGGTCGCCCGGGCGCCGGCCTCGAGGGCGGCGGCGACACGGGCGACCTGCTCGACCGTCAGGGGCCGGCAGTCTGCGAGGCGGGTTCGGGGCAGGTCGTAGCGGCGGTAGAGGTCGCGCAAACCGAGGCCCCGCGGCTGGTGGCGCTGGCTCGGCATGGTCTCTCGCAACGGGATGGGCGGTGTCAGGCGGCCGAGGGCGGCGCCCAGAGCGCGTCGTCGGCCACGTCCGGGATCGGGGCACCGCCGAGCAGCGCGTTCTTGATGGCGCGGGCCACGAGGAACAGCTTGCCGCGCATGGCGGCGGCCGTGGCATGCAGCCTGAGGGCCGTCGGCGCGTCCATCGGGACCAGAACGTTGGCCGCGTCGATCCAGGTGAAGTCCACGCTCGGATCGGCCCAGCGTAGATCATCAGGTTGCGCACCGGCCATGATCGCGGCGATCGCCGTCGAGGCCATGTCCCGCAGGTTGTCGAAGTCCTGCGGCCGGGTCTGGAACAGGTGCCCGAGGTAGGGCACGCCGAGCGCGATCCGCCGGTCCCGCTCGGCCTCGACGTCGCCGAGCGACGCCAGGGGCGGCGCGGGCGGCGGCGGCAGCGCTTCGACCACCCAGACCTCTCCGGCCTCGTCCCAGCGGACCGCCTCGGCGCCCGGGTCGAAAGCCGGTAGGGGCGGTGCCTCCACGAAGCCGCAGGCGGCACGGCCCTCGGCATTCTCCGCGAGGTTCGTCCAGTGATCGTTGCGAGCGTCGAAGGCGTCGAAGGGCAGCGGCGCAGGAGCGCCGCCGTTGCGGCGGTACAGGACGTCCATCAGGCCGCAATCCTCATGTAGGCGGTGAGAGACGTGGTCCCGTCCTTCGCCTTGAGGGCGGGCAGGACCGGCGGAGCGAACATCCGGGCGTTGGCCGAGCCAACCACGAGGCCGGCGGCCGCGCTCGTCTTCGGGTGGAACAGGAGCTGGCCGTTGACCACCTGCCCCGCGGCCCGCGCCGTGGCGTCCCAATCCTGCGCGCTCAGTCCGGCGCTCGGATCGGCGCTCAGATCGTAGGTCGAGAGCAGCTTGTTGGCGTTGCCTGCCAGGAATAGGAACTGCGTATTGAAGCAGAATACGGCGCTGATGACGCCGTAACTGCCTACGTTGTAGAAGTTCCAGTTAGCAGCGAGCGGGTTGGTGTGCCAGTAGATGTAGCTTGGCGCGTTGTTCGATTGGCCGACGATGAAGGTCCCATTGCCGAAAGCGATCGGGACAACGGGCTGCGTCAGGGTCGAGCCGAGTGAGGCCCGCTGCGTCCAGGCCGCGCCGTCCGCACTCGTCACGGCATAGACGTTGTTGGAGTTCGACGCGGTCCGCGTCATCACGAAATAGCCGGCCCCAAAGCAGACGTCGTGCGTCTCCGGGGCCCCGCTGAACCGCAGGTTGGCTTGGACCGTCGTCCAGGCCTTGCCGTCCGCCGACCAAGCGTAGGAGGCGCCGACAGAGGCGATCGCCACGAACACGTTGTTGCCGAAGGCGAGCTTGTTCCAGCCGATCGCGACCGGCTGGCCCGTATTCGGGTCGGTGACCGTCGCAGTCAGGCCGGACCCGAGCGTCCAGCCGCCGGTTCCAGTCGCCGACCAGACCGTGACGCCGCCGGTCCCCACCGCCGTGAACACGCCGTTGCCGAAGCACACGTCGCCGAGGTCGGCCGTCGTGGGCGAGGTGCGCTTGGTCCAGGGACCGTTGATGAGGTCCGTCGTGGTGTAGATGAAGCCGCCGGCTCCCACCGCCACGTAGACGCCCGCCCCGTAGGCGATCGACACGCCGCGGGACGCTGCCCCCGACTGGCCCGTGCCCGTTGCGGGCGTGCCAGCAACAGGAAGGAAGCCGGGGCGCACCAGCAGGGGGAAATCGGTCGCCTGCACCTCGACGGGGGCGCCGTTGCAGGGCGCGTAGCCCACACCGGGTGAAGCTGCTGCGTAGAGGATGGAGCCGAGTGCCGCGCCGACCGCTCCGGCGGCGGGAAAGCCGAGCCGCTGTACCGGGCTCGCGATCGTGCCGAAGGGCCTGCCGCGCATCGATCAACTCGTGGTCTGGGTGATGACGTCCGCCGTGAGGTCGAGCGTGTTGACGGCCGAGGCGCGGAACTTCAGGCTCCGGCCCGTCTTCAGGTAGATCTGATCGACCACGAAGGGCTTGCCGGGCGAGACCACGACAGTCTTTCCGACATAGCGGTCCGTCGTGCTGTCGTATCGGGTAAGATCGAATGAGGCATCGACCGATCCGGTGTTGCAGATCGTGAAGGCGACCCGCTTCCGCTCGTTCGCACCCGGCGCCGGGATCACGACTGCGAGCGCCGTGCCGAGCGTTGTGTCGATGTTGTCGACGTCGAGAACCTTCGCCATCAGCGCGCTCCGAGGAAGGGGCCGTAGAACTCGCGGTCGGCCAGATCATCGGCCAAGCCTGCGACGTCAGCGGTGCTGATCTGAAGCAGCGCCCGCATCGCCGCGTAGCTCGCGGCGGTGATGAGCGCGCGGGCGTCGGCCGGCACGTCGGACAGGTCGGACGCGGTGTGCTGGTGAGCGGAGGGCGGGAAGCTCGTGGGCTTGTTCGCGATCACCAGCCACTCGGGCGTGATGTCCGCGAGCACGATGTAGCTGCCGGCCTGCGTCTTATCCCCGGCCCCCGTGTAGAGGTATCGATACCCGTCCGTTGTCGTGACCACCGCACCCTTCGTCACGGCCGATTTCTGGCCGGATGTCAGGGCCGTGAGGTCGCCGGCGGAGAGCACTTGCACGCCGCTGGCGACGACGGGCAGGCGGGCCGGGTCGATCACGCCGGTGCCGATCTGCGCGGCGTCGAGCACCGGGATCTGCGCGAGCGGCACCTTGGACCCCGCATCGAGCGAGGCGACGCCGTTCGGCTGCCCTACGCCGAGGATCGGGCCGATATCCGCGTCCCGGTCGAGGGCGCCGATATCGTCCGGCGTGATCGAGCCGATCAGCGCCGCGAAGGCCTGGAACAGGGCGCGGATATGGGCCGGGCGCACCTTGCCGATCGTGTTGTCGGGCAGGGTCTCCGCCACCTGCGCGAGCAGGTCGGGCAGGGAGGGCGTCATGCGAAGCCTTCGTCGAAGCCGGAGGAGAAGGTGCCGGTGGCGTCGAAGCGCACCAGCGCCCCGTTGAAGGCGCGCCCGTAGCTGCCGTCGCGCTGGATCACGCCGTCGAAGCGGAGCGCGGGCGGCCGTGTGATGACGTCGGCCGGCTGCTCGATCACGACCGGCTCCGGTCCGAGCCGGATGATTGCGCCGTCGTGGCCGCGCCGCAGGCTGCCGTCGCGCAGCGCCGCCCCGTCGAACCGGAGCGTCGGCCCACGCGAGGCCGCGATCGTCACGCCGACCCTTAAGGAGAGGTCGATCTGCTGCACGCCGAACCGGATCGTCGGCGCGACGAGCCGGGCCCCGTCGCGGGGCACGCTGCCGTCGTGACGGTCGAGGCCGTCGTAGCGGTAGGCCTTCAGCGCTCCGCGGCGATAGCGCCCGTCGCGGGGCGTATCCCGCCGCACCGGGATCTCGAGGGCGACGCGCGCCACCGGCACGATCGCGGCCGGGGCGTCCCGCACCACGACCTGCCGGACCACGGCCCGGAGGACGTCGAGGTAGCAGGCGGCGCGCTGCCAGGTCTCGATCCCGCGCAGCACCCGGGCGCGGTCCGAGGCGTCGAGCGACTGACCGTCGGCGAGCGGGACCTCGACGTCGAACAGCGCCCAGCGCGCCGGCGAATTGTAGCGGAAGCGCCCGTTGCGCCGCCGGATGATGCCGTCGTGCAGGACCTCGGGCTTGCCCTCGACCAGCGTGGCACCGGGATAGCCGATGACGGCGAGCCCGCGCTTGATCGCGAAGGGTGTCCCCTTCTTGGCGTTCAGGGCGTAGGCGTTGGCCAGCAGCGCGCGCTGCTGCGCCTCGGTGACGGCGAGATCCCACTCCTCCTCGACGGACAGCTCGAAGGCGAGCGCCGGCAGGAAGGCGGCCGGGCAGGTCAGCGGGTCGAGCAGCCGCAGCAGGACCTGCGGCGGGAACAGCGCGAGCCGCTCGCCGTCGACGATCGAGAGGGCCTGCTCCAGGGGCGTCGCGTTCGGCGGGAGCAGGTGGTCGATCTCAGGCATCGCGGGTGTCCGCGATGTCGGTGACGATGCTTCCGCGCTGAGGCGCCTGGGTGCCGTTCAGGACGAGATCCGCGGCCTGCCCGTTGAGGGTGACCGCGAAGCCCTTCACGCCCGGAACGATCGCGGCCGCCTTGACCCCGTCGAGCGTGATGTCGTGGCCGAGTGCGAAGTGCCCATCGATGTAGGCGGCGATCCGCTCGTCCCCGAGGGCCTTGCAGGTCGCCGCGGTCGCGCCCGGGTAGAGGGTGTAGGTCCCGGCGACGTCGACGGTGATGACGCCGGCGGCGTAGATCTCCGGATCGTCGTTCTGCGGCCGGACATCCTCGGCCGAGAGCAGGTCCCGGACCGCCGCCAGAACCTCGACAGACGGCGCGCCGTTGGTCCCGAGCACGTAGATCAGCACCCGGGGCGGGCCCGGCCGCACCACGGCGGCGTCCTTGACGCCGGCAATCCGCTTGGCGTGCTCGCGGTAGCCGGCCTTGGATCCGGCGGTGCTCGGCCGCTCGAGCGCATTGGCGACACGGGGCCGGTAATCGTCGTCGGCCTCCCAGTCCTCCGGGTTGGTCGAGAAGGGTCGCGGGCTCGCGACGAGAGCTTTACGCGGGGTCGAGACCCGGGCGCCGAGCTGGTCGAGGTTCGCGCCCTTGGCGAAGGCCACGAGCAGCTGCAGCGCGACCTCGTTGATGGTCTGCGCCTGGAGCACGTCGCGGAAGGCGCCGGCCTCCTCGACAACCGGGACCGTGTCGGCCTCGATGACGGTGGAGCCGTCCTCGGTCCCGCCGACGTCGTAATCGATGCCGGCCGCTCGCATCAGCGCCACCACCCGCGCGATGCGGGTGCGCTTGGCCGCCGCGCTGTCGACGGGCTGGAGCAGGGTCGGCGCCGGCAGCGCCTGCAGGTCGGTGAGGCTGACCGTCATCGCGCGGCTCCGGCGGTCGCTGCCGCCCTAGAAGAGGATGGTCTGGCTGCTGCCCTCCGGCGTCGGATCGCCGAGGTGCCCGCGCGGCCGGTACTGGCCGTGCAGCGCGACCCCGATCCGGCCCGCCCGAATGCGCTCGGGCGAGTTGGTGGCCGGCGTGGACCCGTCGGCGCTGGTGTCGCGCGGGAAGGTGACCTGGATCAGCCGGAAGCGCGGCTCCCAGAGTTCGACCGCGACGTGGATCGCGGTGGCGAACTTCAGGAAGGTCGACGGCACGATGTTCTTGCCGAGGAGCGAGGGGATCGCAGAGCCGAACAGGCGGAGCAGGATCCGCGAGCCGATGCCTGTCGAGAACAGTACGCCGAGGCTCTGCTTGACATGCGCGAAGCCCCGCAGCACCCGGCCGGTGTTGCGGTCGATGCCGACGGACATGGCTGCTCCTCAGGTGCCGGAGATCGGCCGCGGCCGCATCTCCAGCGCCAGCACCATCGCGGCGCCGAGCGCGATCGCGCGCTCCACCGCGGTGGCGGTGACCGGCAGCACGCTCTCGATCGCCGCGTGGATCTCGATCGACTCGGCGAGGAAGCCCGCCTCGGTGCCGGCGGGATAGGCGAGCGCCGCCGCAGCCGCGAGGCCGGTGCTCACCGGGCAGACGCGCTGCACGCCCGACAGGTCGCGCAGTTCATCCCGCAGGGCGACCTGCAGGGCCGACATCAGCTTTGCCATGGATCAATCCTCGCCCTCGTACCCGCCGAGCCGCAGGCTCTTGGACATGCCCTTCACGAGGTTCTGCTGGGCATCGAGCATCCCGCCGAGATTGGCTGCGACGTCGAGCGCGCCGTTCAGGATCCCGCCGAGCTCGCCCCGCAGGGCCGCGAAGGCCGCCTCGCCGGGCGTGCCGGCGAACGCCGCCTCGATCGTGCCGAGATGGCTGCCGAGCAGGTTGTGGGCGGCGCCCGACGCGGCATCCGCGATCAGGCCTTCGGCCGCGCCGAGCGGATCGGCGATCGCGTCGGCGATGCCGTGCAGGTCGGCGAGGTCCGCGATCTGCCCGAGGATCCCGCCGATCTGCGCCTGCACAAAGCCCTGGACCATGCCCAGGACGTTGTTCATGAAGCCGTTGGTGAGCTTGCCCAGCATCTGCTGCATGGACTTGGCGACGTAGCCCTCGAGGTTCCCGAGCGCCATCTTGGCCGCCTTCTCCAGGCTCTCCGGCTTGCCGTCGAGGATGGCCTTGATCGCCTTCAGCTCGGGGATCCGGCCCTCCGCGATCTCCCGCATCTTCGAGGCGGCCTCGAAGACGCCGGCGACGTTGTTCTCGAGCTGCGTGAGGTTCGCGCGGATGCCCTGGAGCTGGCGGTTGATCTCGTGGGAGAGGTTCGCGCCGGACTTTCCCGATCCCTCGCCCTTCTTGCCGCCGTCGCCGGCCCCCTGGCTGATCTTGTTCTTCGCTTGGTGGCGCGCGTGGCCGCGTCTGACCGACTTCCGCTCGCCGTCCCGGTTGTGGTGGACCGTCTCGTCCTTGTCCTCGGCGGGGTTCGGCTTCGCGTTCGAATGCGTGAGCGGCAGGAGCGTGGCCTGGCTCCAGTCGCCGCCATGGCTCAGGACCATGACCTGCTCGCCGACCTCGGGCAGGTAGCGCGTGGCCCCGGTGCGGTCGCCCGGCTGGATCCAGGGCGAGGGGAAGGGCTTGTCGTCCGTGCCGAGATTGACCCGGATGCCCTTCTCGTGGTCGCGCTCGATCACGCGCCCGACCGGGTTGAGGTTGGCCAGCCGGTGCTCGAGGCGCGCGATGCGGGCCTCGTAATCGCGGCTCATGCCGGCACCTCGAAGGGCGCGCGCGGCCCGGCCGCGATCGTGCGGACGTCCGAGGAGAACGGCGCGCCCGACATGTCGAGGTCCAGGACGTCGACCTCCAGCGTCGCCTCGGTGAGCACGGGCGGCTCTCCGGTCTCGGTCGGATCGACCGGGGCCGGTCCGAGGTTGCGCACCTCAACGTCGCCCCAGCCGAGCATGCCCTGCAGCACGCGCCAGGACGGCAGCTCCGCCCCGGTGATCTCGGCCTCGAGGGCGTCGGCGTAGGGGGCCAGCTCCTCGTCGCCCCGCATCGCCGCGATGAAGCGGGTCCAGAACTTGTTCGGGGCCGTCCCGTAGGCCGGCTCGTTCACGTCCGGCTCGCAGGTGATGACGATCTGCCGGGCGGCGAACTTCACACCCTTCTCGGTGGAGGAGCCGCGGCGCTTCAGCATCTTCTTCGGCGTGCCGATGAGGCGCCGGCAGAGCTCGGCCCACTCGGAGCCGGGCTCGGCCAGCGCGCGCATCACGCGCCGCTGCATGAAGTCGAGCGTGATCTCCATGCCCGCATCGGTGTGCGGGATCTGGAGCTCGAAGCCCGGGACGTCGTTGCCGTCCTGGTCCTTCAGCGTGACGTCGACGGCGCCGGCGAGCACCATCTCGATCACCACGTCGAGCTCGCGGCCGTCCGCGTTGAGGTCGAAGCTCGTCCCCAGCGTCTGGTCATCGTCGGTCGAGATCACGATGAGCGGCTTCGGGTCCGCCTCGGCGAGCTCGTCGATCGGCGTGACCTTGCTGTCGAAGACGCGCTTCTCGGCGTGCGTCCGCCCGATCAGCGCCTGCTGGAGGCAGGTGCGGATCGCGAAGTTCACGAGGCTCATGGGCCTACCGCTCGCGCGTGAGGGGGAAGGTCGCGTCGTCGAGGTCGGAGGGACCGCGCTTGGCGATCGCGTAGGCGGGCTCGCCCGGCCGGTCCGTCAGCGTGATCAGGTCGCCCTGGCGGGGCACGAAGCCGATCGCGGCGAGCTCCTCGGCGGAGAACCAGATCTGCGCCGGCGCGACCGCCATCGTGGACATGCCCTGCAGCTCGGTGCCCTGGCGGGTTCCGCCGAGGCGATCGGTGCCGGCCCGGAGCGAGAACGCGCCCCAGACCCCATCCTTTTCGCCCCGCGTCGGGTCGGGGAGGAAGCCGCGCTTCTCACTCTCGACCCGGGCCAGGACCCGCACCTGCTCGCCGAACAGGCCGGTGAGGACGGCATCGGCTGCCGCCATCGCGGCGTCGAACGGCGAGGCCATGGGTCAGGCCTGGGCGCGCGACTGGCGCTTGCCGCCGGTCTCCGCGGGCGCGGCCGGCTTCTCGGCCGGTTTCTCGGCGGCGGCGTCCTCGGCCGGCGCGTCAGCCTCGCTGCCGTCGTCCGAGCCGACGTCGTCCTGGCGATCGTCCCCGTCCTCGGAGACCGCCGACGCCGCTGCGAACGCCGCCTCCAAGAGCGCGTCGGCGACCTCGTCCTCGAAGGGCTCGGCGTATCCCCCGCCGATGGCCGCCTCGGCGACCACCAGATCCTCGTCGAACACCCCGCCGGCCGGCAGGGTGCGGGTCACGCTACCCGACCGGTCGGTCGGGTAGGTGAAGTCGGAGAGCATGCGGATGCGGGCCATGCCTCAGGCCACACCCTTCACCAGGAGCGCCGGCCGCTTGCAGAGCGGCAGCGGGTTCGACTCGGTGTGCACCTCGATGCCCTTGTCGAACCGCATCCGCTCCTGCTTCGCGTAGATGAGCTGACCGGGCTTCGGGGCCTGGTTCACCTCGTCCACCGAGTCCGGCGGGGCGATGTAGGTGGTGAAGGTCTGCTGGGTGCCCTCCGGGTAGAACTGCGCGCTGCCGGGCGCGATGAACTTCCGGGTGGACGTCGAGCCGTCGCCGGCGAGGTAGGTCGCCGAGCCGCGGTACTCCTCCCAGACGATGTTCTTGAAGCGGAAGCCCTTGCGCACGTCGTTGCGCATCGGCTCCTGCTGCGAGGTGTAGAACTTGTAGGCGTCCTTCACGCTCGGATGCTTGATGAAGTCGGCGAAGAAGTCCGGGGCGCACAGGGCGCGGGCGCCCGTCATCGTCTCGCCGAGGAGGTTGTCCTCCATGTAGCCGGTGACCTCGGCGGCCTTGGTGCCGACGTCGGTGTTGACGTCGTCGAGGCCGAAATCGACGATCTTCTGGCTGACGCCGAACTCGTCGAAGAGGTCGTAGATCACCGTGCCGTCGGCATCGACGATCTGGCCCTTCAGCGCGCTGATGCGGAGGTGCTCCAGCGTGATGAAGTGCTTCGAGGTCATGTCCGAGAGCTTCTCGGTCATGGCGTCCTGCATCGGGGTCAGGACATCGTTGCTGCCGAAGGCGATGCGGTTCTGCAGGTCCTTGGCCAGCAGCGCGTCGTCGTGCGGGATGTGCGGGATGTCGAAGACCCGCTTGTTGCGGCGCCCGCGCACGCCCTGCGTGCCGGCCGAGCCGCGCTCGCGGGTGGGCAGCAGGTTGAGGACGCCGTTCTTGAACTCGATCGTCACGTAGGTGGTCGGCACGGGCCGGACCGGGAAGACGTTCAGCTCGCCCAGCCGACCGTACAGGTTCGGGACGATGTTGACCGCATCCGTCAGCGCGCGCGCCGAGAAGTGCGGGCTGCGGAAGATGTCGAGGATCGTGGACATGGGCGATCAGGCTCCCTGGCGCGCGATGAGGCCGCGGGTCGCGAGCGCGGCCAGGGCGGCAGTCTTCTGGGTGGGGTTGGCGCCGGCGGGCCACTCGATGGCGCTGGCGACGACGGTGGCGTGGCGCGCGATCACCAGGATCGGCTGCGCCGCGGCCTTCACGGCGGACTGGCTGCCGGAGAGCGCGACGACGGTGCCCGTCGAGTCGCTAGCGCCGGGCACCCACGGCACGAAGGCACCGGAGGCGTCGGCCGCCAGGGCGAGCGGGGTGCCGAACTCCAGCGCCGCGGCGCTGGCGGCCAGCGAGCCTTGGTCGAGGCTGTAGGCCGGCACGTGGTAGCGCAGGAGGTCCGAGAGGCGCTTCGGCTCGGTGGCGAGAAGGGAGGTGCTGGGCATCGGCGGATACTCCTCAGGCAGCCGTCACGCCGTGGCGCGCGCGCATGCGGTCGGTGAGGCTCGGACCCTGGTGCTCGCCATGGGCGCCCCCGGTCCCGAGGTCGGGGTTCTTCTCGTCGCGCATGGCAGCGAGGAAGTCGTTGCGCTGGCCCTCGGCCGCGGCCTTCGGCGCCTTGGCGAGCGCCGCGACGGCGTCCTCGGCCGACATGCCGGTGTCGAAGGCGAAGTGCTCGGCGAGCGCCCCGCGGTCCTTCGCCTCCTCCGAGCCGAGGATCGCCTTGGTGCGGGTGCGCTCGGCGGTCGCGCCCTCGGCGCGGCCGGCCTCACGGCCCGCCTTCTCCCCGTCGGCGCGCGCGGCGGCGACGGCGGCCTCGTGGGCCTCCGCAGTGATCATGTTCTCATCCTGTTCGGGTGGGGTGGAGAGGTCGGCCGCGAAGGCGGCCACAGCGTCGTCGAGCGCGCCGACCGCGTCGGCGAGGCCGGCGGCGATCGCCTCGTCGGCCGAGAAGCAGAGGGCCTTGGTCTCCCGGACCGCCTTCTCCTTCATGCCGCGGTTGCGTGCCACGGTGGACACGAACACGTCGTAGAGCCCGTCGATGCGGGCCTGCATCCGTTCCTTCACCGCGTCGGGGAGCGGCTGGGTCGAGTTGCCGTCGACCTTGTGCTCGCCGGCGAAGATGAAGGTGATCTTGAGCCCCGCGCGCTCGAGGGCGCCCGAGGCGTCCATGTGCGAGGTGACGACGCCGATCGAGCCGACGCCGCCGGTGCGCGAAACCCAGATCCGGTCGGCCGCCGAGGCGATCGAGTAGGCGGCCGAGTAGGCGCCCTCGTGCGCGAACGCCCAGATCGGCTTGGTCCCGCGCGCCTTGTGCAGCCGGTCGACCAGGTCGAAGTTGCCCGCGACCTCGCCGCCCGGGCTGTCGCAGATGAGCGCGATGCCCTTGACGTTGGGGTCGGCCAGCCCGCGCTCGAAGGCGCGCTGGATGTAGGTGTAGCCGGTGACGAAGCTGCTCACCGCGAAGGAGAAGTCGTGCAGCAGCACGCCCTTCACCGGGACCTGCAGGATGCCGTCGGCGACGACGTAGGGCCGGTAGGCCGCCTTCCACGAGCCGGGTTCCGGCCAGAAGCCGTCCTCGGCCGCGGCCGCCTCACGCAGCATCTCCGGGCCGTGATCGAGCGCCATGACGGCGTCGAGGCAGGCCTCGAAGCGATCGCGCCGCCCCGGTTCGACGAGGGCGGCCTCGCCGGCGAAGCGGGCCAGCAGGGGATTGGTCATCTCAGGATCTCGGCGAGCGGCGGGAGGCGGTCACGAGGCGCGCCCGTCAGGCGCGCTTCTTCTTCTTGCCCTCGCCCTCGCCCTCGTCGGGATCGTCCGAGGCCTGCGGGTTGGGCTGGCCTGGCGGCCGGGCGTGCACGTCGGGCAGGCCGAGCGCGGCGGCGTACTTCCGCTCGCGTGCGCGCTGCTGCAGGACCTCCTGCCAGTCGAGGCCCTGGTCGGCGCATTCCCGCTCGAGGGTCGAGAAGCCGTTGTTGATCCGCGCGGCGGCGGCCTCGGCCTCCCGGAGCGGATCGACCCAGCCGCGGCCCGGGCCGATCCAGCGGCCCGCGCAGTAGGCGGCCTTGAAGCGGTGGAACGGCTTGTCGGCGAGCTTTGCCGGCAGCTTGATCCGCCCGGTCTGGACGCCCTCCTCGAGGACGGCCGCGTACCAGGGCATCAGGAAGCCGGTGCCGAAGAACCCCTGGCGGGCGGTGAAGCCGCGCCAGACCTCGATCAGCGCGGCGCGCGCCGACGAGTAGTTCACCTGGCTCCAGTCGGAGGACAGCTGCTCGTACGTGGTGCCGAGCGCGGTCGCGACGTTGCGCAGCGCGACCCGCTCGAACATCTCGAAGGCCGGGTTCGGCCGGGCGGCCTCCGGCATGCTGATCTTCTCCCCGGGGAAGAGGAAGTTCAGCTTCACCCCGGGCATCTGGACCGGCGCCGCGTCCCAGTAGGCGAGGCGGGAGGTCTGATAGTCGTCGAGCTTGTCGTCGCCGCCGCTCATGGAGTCGGCGAGGGCGGCGTGGTCGTAGGGGCTCTCGATGAAGGCCGCGAGCAGCGCATTGAGCACCGCGGCCTGGACCTCGGCCTCGTCGTAGCGCCCGAGCATGCGCAGCTTCTTCACGATCTGCGCGAACTTCGAGACGCCGCGGTACTGGTCGGCCCGCTCCGGCTCGTAGTGGTGGAGCACCTTGCGGCGCCCCCACGCGGTCGAGCGCTCGATCCGCTCCCAGGCGAGGAGCGAGGTGGTCGCCTTCAGGTCGCCGGGGTGGCGAGTCCGGATGTGGTAGGCGATCGGTTCCGCGTTCGCGCCGAGCTCGACGCCGTCCTGCAGGGCCTCGCTGTCCATCTTGCCTGGCGGCGTGGAGAGCCGGTCCGGGTCGATGAGGCGCAGCGCCGTCGCTGTCGGGCCTCCCCGCTCGAGCCAGAGCAGGGTGCCGAGCGCCTCGCCGTCCCAGACGAAGTGGCGGAAGGCCAGTGCCAGCAGGCCGCCGACCGTGAGCCGCAGGCCGGCGTCGCACCAGCAATCGGGATCCGTGGCGTAGTCCTGCCAGTACCCCTCGAAGATCTCGCCGAGCTCGGCGGCCTCGTCGGGCGTGATGCCCAGCGTCCGGGCGTTCGGCGTCGATGACAGGCGCCAGCCCGAGCCGATGATCGCATCGACGAGCCGCGCGACGCCGCCGGAGGCCCAGCCGTCGTTGCGGGCCATGTCGTGGATGCGCGAGGACAGCGCCTCGCGGTCGTAGGAGATCGCGCTCTGCGCCGAGTAGTTGTACGGCGCGAAACGGGCGAGATCGGTGTGGCGGCGCGAGGCCCCCTCATAGGCCGTGTCGGAAGCGAGCACGCGCTGTGCGGGCGCGCCGTCCGGGCCGAGGATCTTCGGGACGTCGGCCACTAGAACATCACCCGGCGGGCCGGGATCCGCGCCGTCCCCGTCCAGGGCGTGACCGGCAGGCCGAGTTCCGTCTCGAGCTGGTTGATGTAGGCCCGGAGCTCGGCGATCGGCATGCGGTCCCAGCGGACCTCGCGGCCGTCCGGACCTCGGGCCTGGGAGACCCGCCCGCCGGTCAGCAGGCGGTGGTAGGCGGCTCGCGCCTCGTCGAGCATCGCCTGTTTGGTCATGGCTACCTGCGGTTCAGTCGGGCGAGCGCCATGAGCCCCCGCGGACGGCGAGCCTCGGCAGCGGGTGGCGGTGGATCGGGCGGTGCGGCGGGCGACGTGTCCGCCGCCGGATCGGGCGAGGGCGACGGGGCGGGCTCTTCGGGTACGGCCTCGCCCGGCTCGAGCGGGGCTTCGCGCTCGTCCTGCAGGCGCTGCCAGCGCCGCTCGGGCATGCTGCGCAGGCCGAGCCGGTTCGCGGCCGTCTCCGCCTGCAGGTGCGTGTCGAGCGCCTCGTTGCGCTGCCCGGGGTCAGGCACCCACCGGTAGACCTCGACGCCGAACTTCTTCACGGCGACGCGGCGCTCGGCGGTGAGCTGGCGGAAGAACTCGTCCTCCATGCCCTGCGGCAGGTGGACGTAGCCGGGCTCGCCGGGATCCTGTTTCAGCAGGTTCCGGTAGAGCGCCATTTTCAGGACGCTCGAGCCGAAGTTGTAGAACCGCTTCTGGTACTTCAGCGGCTTGCCGGCGGCGTTGCGTTCCTTGCGGACCTGCTCGAGGACCGGCGAGTGGTCGCGGTTGGCGCCGCGCACCATGATGACGCGCGAGGCCGGGTGGCGCCCGGCCCAGCCCCAGACATCCTCGGTGTAGGCGTTGCCGTCGATCGCCGCGAGGTCGATGCCCAGCCGCCGCCCGACACCGTTCGGCCAGGTCTTGCCCATCAGGGCGTCCAGGCGCGCGCGGGTGCCCGGCTCGCTGACGTGCCCGGGCACGATGTCGTAATCGATCACCCAGCGCTGGCCGTTGCGTCCGAAGCCGACGACCTGCCACTCGACGCGGTCCTGCTGGACGTCGAGCCCCATGGTGATCAGCAGGGCGCCGAGCGGAATGACGCCGCGTCCGTAGGGCGCGTCGGCGGCACGATCGCGCAGCGCTTCCCAGGGCGGGGCCTCGCCGGTGCTCTTGAAGGCCTGCCCGACGGTGTCGTTCAGGAAGGCCCGCTCGGCCTCCGGATCGCCCTTCGCCTTGAACCACTCGAAGGCGACCTGCTTCCAGGACTGGAGGAAGCTGTAGGCCGACCAGATGTAGAACGAGCGGTGGATCCGCTTCATCTTCGGGTTGGCGGCGCGCCACTCGTGGCGCTTCAGCATCCAGGCCCGATGGTGCTCCTCGATGGGCTGCTCGCACTCGACGCAGGTGAAGAAAGCCCGCTCCGGATCCTCCGGATCGAGGTTCGCCTGCATGTTCTCCCACTCGAGGCTCTGCATGTGCCCGCAGCCCGGGTGCGGGCAGGGCACGAAGAGCCGCTCCTGCGAGCCGGCCTCGTAACTCTTCGTGATCCGGCAGCCCGGCATCACCAGCGGCGTGGAGATCTTGAAGATCTTCGCGAAGGTGATGGCGCGCGAGCGGCTGTCCGCCTGGACCTCGGGGTCGCCGGCGGAGTTGGTCTCCCACTTGGCCAGATCGTCCTGGACCTGGCGCGGGACCGTCACCTGCGAGAGCGAGGCGGGTGAGTTCGCGCCGGAGATCAGGATGGCGCCGAGGCCGTCGGCGCGTTCCTTGTAGAGCGTGGAGTTGCCGCCCTCGCGGCTCTTCTCCGGGAACAGGACCTTCAGCGCCGGCGTCCCCCGAAGCATCGGGGTCAGCTTCATCTTGGACCAGCGCTCGGCGTTGTTGTCCGTCGGGTGGACGTACATCAGGTCGCCGGGGTCCATTTCCATGGACCCGCCGGTGAAGACGTTGGCGAGCACGGTGCCGCCGAGCTGCGCTGACTTCGCCAGCGTCACGATCCGGCAGGGATCGGAGGGCGAGAGCGCGCGCAGGACCTCGTTGAAATACGAGAACCGGTCCGGGTTGTAGGGCCCGGGCTCGGGGCTCTCGCGCTTCGTGAAGACGATGTTGCGCACCGCCCAGTCGAGAAAATCGACCTTGGCGGGCGGCTTCAGCGCGGCCGCGATGGCCTCGGCGGCGAGGCGCGCCGCGTTCGCCAGGACCGTCATGGAGGCTTGCCCTACCCAGAGGCGTCGATCGTCTCCGGGATCGCCGCAGCGACCTTGGCGGCCGCAGCGGCGGCCTGCTCCCGCACCTTCCGGAACTGCTCGTTCAGGTGATGGGTGACGTCGCGCGCGTCGATCTTGAACTCGGCCGCGATCGCGGTGGCGATCTCCGGCAGCGCACCCTCGAAGATGCGCATCATCTGGCCGGCGATCTTGCCCATCTCCGACCGCGCGGCCGCCGTCTCGGTGAAGACGCCCTCGGCCGCGGCCTCCTTGGCGGCGGCGATGCGATTGTCGCGCTCGGCCGCCTCGAGCTTCGCCCGCTTGAGCTTGCGGTCGATGTCGTCGCTGGCGCCGTCCGGCGCCCAGCCGCCGTAAGGGTCCGGCTCGCCGTCGTCGTCCTCGCCGACGTCGTCGCCGGCGGCGGCGATCGCCGCGCGGGCCGGCACGAAGGCGACGGGTATGTCGAGCCGGGTCGCACTGCCGTTGGCGAGCGCCTGGCCGACGTCGCGGCGGAGCTTGAGCTGGCGAAGCGCCACCTCGACCCGGATCCGGGCCGAGCGCCCCTCGCCGACGAGCGCGGCCCCGGAGATCTTCCCCTCGTTGATCCACTGGGTGACCCGACCCGGGACCACGCCGCAGAGCTTGGCGAACTCGCTCTTGCTGACGATCGCGTCGGGGTTCGACATGCCGTTCCCCGCTCCGCGAGCCTCCGCTTTTTAGGGGCGCTTTTTAGGCCCGCTCTTTAGCCCGACTTTAGGGCCCTAAAATCCGTCCCCGCGCGGTGAAATGCCGTCATATCAGGGGTTTAGGCCGCCGTTTTTCGGCTCTTTAGCCCCTAAATTTTAGGCTTTCCCATCGGGCTCAGACTGGAGAAGTGCCGCAACTCCGACCCGCAGGGGGCCAGTATGCGGGGAAGGACCCATGAACCCCGGGGGGCCTCCCCCGTCCCCCTGGCGCCCCCGCGGAGGCCCGCCAGCGGGCTGCGTGCCACCGCGAGGCCTGGGCGGCTCCCGGCCGCCACGGGCCATCCTGGGCCAACTTCCGCCCCTCCGGCCCCGTCAGGGGAGGAGGGCCATGATCCGATGCTCGACGGTGGTCAGGACCGCGGCCTGACCCCGCTCCCACGCCCCGAGGGACGCGCCCTTCACCATCTCGTCGGGGATGGCCATGTCGGAGCGGGCGGTTGTGAACCGGGCCTTGCCGGTCTTCGTCTTGCCCCCAGCGCGGCGGAAGACCTGGCCGTTCCAGCCCGGCTTGTCGACGCGGCGCTTGGCCCACCAGCCGGCCCGCATGAACGTGCCCGGGAAGGTGGAGCGGGCGTTGCGCGGCGCGGCGGAGACGCCGGGCTCTGTCTCATGCGGCTTGAAGAACTTGAGGCGGACGTCGCCGCCCTGCGTCCGGAAGGTCAGGGACAAGGCCCCGCCCTTGTAGGTCACCGCCCGGGCGATCGTGCCGGGGAGCAGGCCGGTCTGCGGCGTCAGGGCGTCCTCGAGCGCCCGCTCCATCTGTGGCGCGGCGCTCATCAGGGCCGTCGTCATGATGACGGGCGCCTGCGTGCCCATGGCCTGCAGCTGCTTGGCGTACCGCTCCATCACGCCGTCGAGGCGGACCGTAATCGCCGGCATGGCGTCAGCTACCGATGATGATGGTGCTCGACATCAGGACCTCCGGATCCGGAAGCGGGCGCCCGGCCGGCGCAGCGGCGCCAGCTCCTCGCGAACCTTGCGCGCGAACGCGGCCAGGTCCTCATCATCGAAGGGCGTCGTGACGACCACTCTCACGGGGTCGCGGCAAGCCATGACGAAGAGGCTCAGCAGCGCGGCCGCGGTGGCCACGAAGAGCAGGGCGTAGAATGGAGCGACCGCGGCCGAGACGTCGAGGAAGCGGTCCAGCGCGGGGTGATAGGTCAGGGCGCCGAAGGCGGCGCCGAGGAAAGCGGCGAGGGCGGAGCGCAGCACCGGCTCAACCCCGCTTCATCTGGGGCGTGACGATCAGCGGCTCGCGCAGGCGCTGGTGCTGCATGGCGGGCACCGGCGGCTCGAGGCTGCGCAGCAGGTCGACCGTGCGCCCGACGGCGGCCGGCTTGTAGAGGGTGACCCGTCCCGCATCCCGCTCGAGGGCGGCGAGAGCCCCGCCCATGTACGGCGTCGCGTGCTTCGTGAACATGGGGAGACCTCAGCCCTCGTGCGGCAGGCGCGGCTCGGGCCGCTCGATCGAAAGGTCGCTGCAGGCGTCGAGCACGACCGGCGTGACGAAGCGGATGCCCGAGCGCCGGGCGATGCTCTCGACCATGTCGACCGCGGCGTCGGCCTCGTCCTGGGTCAGCTTCTTGGCCGTGCGGAGCACGAGGACGTCGTGCTCCTCGATGTCCAGGCGCTTCACCTGCAGCTCGAGGTCCGCGATCGTGCCCTCGCCGATCATCTGCGGCGCGATCAGCCAGAGCTGGCGCAGCTTCTCGAGCGTGTCGTCGAGCTGGCGGCGTATGCCACCGACCGCGTTGATGCAGTTGCGCACCTCGGCGGCCAGATCGTCGCGACTCTGCGCCTGCACGCCCCGCGACCGGACACGATCCTCTGCGATGGCCCGTAGACGGTCGAGCGCGCGGCGCGTCTCCCGCTGCAGGGCCTCGAGGCCCTCGAACGTGACGTCCCGGGTCAGAACCGCCGAGGAGGCGGCCGAGGCGGCCGCCGGCAGCTGGCGCATGAGCGCGAGCGTTTCGCGGAGCTTCGCGTTGAGGGCGTGGAACACCTCCGCGTTCACCCGCACCGTCAGGGTGGCGTCCGTCTTTTCCATCTGAAATCCCGGGTTTGGACGTGGCGAGCGCCCGTGCCCGGGGCTTCGTTTTGGTTCCGCTAAGGGCGGTTTCCGGAGGCGGAGGCCTACGGGACGATCGGCTCGTGACTGCCGACGGCGACGACGTGCGTCTCCGCCCCGTTCCAGCGGAACAGGTACTCGACGACGCCGCGATATTTCGGGTTGTCCGTGATGTAGGCGACGGTCGAGACGCGCCACTGCCCGCCCTTCGGCGAGGGCACACCGTCGGCGTTCAAGCCGTCGGTGATCGCCTGCAGCGTGCTCTTCCGGCGCCGCTCTTTCACGATGCGCTGGACGATCCGGGCCTGCTCGGGAACGACCTGTAGGCCGCCCTGCAGATCCTTGGTGTAGCCATAGGGCGCCTTGCCTCCGGCGAAGCCGCCCTTGCCCGCCTTGGCGACGCGGCCGCCGGCGGTGCGGTCCCGGATGACGTAGCGCTCGTTCTCCGCCATGCCGGCGAAGATCGCGAAGAAGGTGCGGCCCATCGGGTTCGACGTGTCGATTACCGACTCCGTGACGGACCGGAAGGCAACCTCGTGCTGCTCGGCCAGATCCGACACGGTGGTGAGCGCGTGGCGGATGTCGCGGGACAGGCGGTCGATCTTGGCGACCAGCAGGACGTCGAAGGCGCCGGACGCGGCGAGCTGCAGGGCCTGCCCGAAGGCAGGGCGATCGGCGGGCCGGGTCGCGCCGGACACGCCGGCGTCGGTCAGCACGTCGACGAGCTCGTAGGCCTGACTCTCCGCGAACGCCCGGACCGCCTTCTCCTGAGTGTCGAGGCCGTGGCCGCTCGAAACCTGCTCGTCGGTCGAGACGCGTAGGTATCCGAGCGCCCGCGTCGCGCTGGCAGCCTTAGTATCGGCCTGGACTTTATTCCGGGCCCGCTGGCGGCCCACGCGGCGCGAGCCAACGACCACCATAAGACCCTCAGTTTGTTGCGTTTTTCGCGCTGTTGTCCGGCCAGATGTCCAGAATTTCCAAGATCTCAAAAGACCTTGGAAACACCGACATGCGCGGAGGGTTTGGACCCCGGGTCAGGCCGCGACGGCGATGGCGAGATGGAGCACCGCGGGCTCGCGCCGATGCGCGATGTCGAGGCTCACGGCCAGTCGTTCACAGGCCTGTGGCATACAGTGTGCTATGGCTGGCCGCCCCTCCCAGGTCTCAACCCGAGGATGGGGCCGCGGGTCGGCCGGTAAGGCTTCGTCTCCTCGCCCGGTCGACCCGTCGCGCGAGCGCACGGGCTACGCGCCAGACCCAGGACCGGAACATCAGCGCCTCGCGACCTGGGCGCGGTCGCCGCAGCGGACCTTCGGGTACCGGCCGTCGCCAAGCAGCTGGTGATGGGCCGGCGCGAGCTGGCCCGCCATCATGCAGGCGAACAGGGACGGCACCGGCGCGGTGATGACGTCGACGGCGGTCGCGCGAGAGCAGTCCGGCACGGCCGTGGTCGCGGCGCAGATCAGGATGGTGGCCAGCAGCTCGTTCATCGGCGCGGGCCCTTCTTCGGGGCGACCGTGTCGCCGATCGCGAGCAGCACCAGGATGACGAGCGCCATCAGCACCACCTTCATGGTGAGCGGCGACACGACCATCGGCAGCGCTGCGGCGGCTGCGGCCGGGATCTCGAAGCCGCCGGCGAGCATCAGGTCCTCGATCATCGGTCGCCGCCCTGCGAGAGGACGCGGCCGGTGCGGATGACGAGGCCCGGCACGGAACCGGTGTGGACGGCCGGGCGCGGCTCCGGCACCGCGCCGCCCTCGGGGCGGGCGAGCAGACGGCGCAGCAGCGCGATGTAGGAGGACGCTCGCTCGACCATCACAGCCTCCAGGCCTGCGCGAGGGCGCGGCGATACTGGCGCTGCTCCTCGACGAGGGGAGCGCGCACGACCGGCAGCATCAGGTTGCGGGTGAGCGCCAGCTCGTCCCGCAGCGCCGGCGCGGCGAAAACCTTGGTGGCCGCGGCGATCACGGGACCGCGCAGGTCCTGGATCAGCTCGCGGTACGCGCCGACGACGGTCGGCGAATGCACGATGACGACGCTGCCGCCGGCAGGCAGGCCTTCGACGAGGCTCCGGACCTGCGAGGCAGCGGCGAGCTCGGCCTGGGTCGGCTCGGCGTCGTCGAGGCGCTCCGCCAGCGGCGTGCGGACGTCGGCGCCGAGACCGACGACAAGTTCAGGGATGAGCCCACGCATCAGCGCCGCCGGAAGATCAGGATGATGGCCGACGGAGTCGGCTGGTCGAGCCGGTCGCGGAGATCCTGCGCGCGGGCGCGGATACCGACCGAGGCTTGATCGACCGCCAGGATGGCGTCCATCATGCCGACGAGGGCGGAGCGCTGGCGGGCCGTCATCAGGCGATGCCCAGGCGGCGGTGCGTGATCCGGCGCCAGCCCTTGGTCGGGTGGAGCACCATGATCGCGTCCGCGAGGTAGCGGATGGCGGCGATGCGCTTCGGCGCGATCGCGTTCCAGGCGGCATCCACCCGCGCGCGGTGCATCTCCGCGACGGTCGGCATCTTCGAGGGCATGGGCGCTTTCCAAAGAAAAACCCCGCCGGAGCGGGGTTGGGAATAGATCCGGAATGTTCCGACCCGGTTTGGCCGGGTCCTGCGGACGATGGGGTGATGCGAGAGCTTCCGTCCGACGTGTTGATCCCGTGTCCCCCGCCCACTACGGCAGGCGCTGACCGCTCTCCCGAGCTTCCGGCACGTCCCCGACGATCCCCAGCAGGCTGTCGGGCCTCCGCCCCCTATGGGGGCCTCGCATCAGCCGATCGGCCGATGGTGGTTGGTGATGATGCGGGCCGGACGAAGCCGATCAGGCCCGGGCGCGCAGTCGCCGCGCCCGGTCGCGGATCAGCGCCGCGGGCACCTGCAGGCCGGTATGCCGCAGCGAGGCGGTATCGTGAGCGGGCCGCGCGGAGCGGGGCAGGTCCTGGCCGGTAAGCTCGCGATGGAGGCGGCGAAGGCCGGACCGGATCTCGTCCTGGGCGGCCATGCACTCCTCGGCCGAGCGCCGGTGTCCGGGCATCCGGAGATTGTCGGCGAGCCCGACGAGCGCGGCGACGCGCTCTGCCACCTCGCGATCCGTCACAACGGTGCGTCCGACATTGGGGCAGACCTTAGCAGATCACAGGCGCGCCTGCTGAGAGATAGGGGCCGGGTAACGCGCCGGCACGCGCCCTTCCGGGATAGATGACGATGCGCCGGCCGGACTGCCGCTGATGGGCAGGCGGTGAAGGCTCTATCGTCGGCCGCCCGCGAGAGCGGCCATTCGGCACGAAGGCCGTCGGTGAGGTTCGGAAAACATGCGGCATGCCGACCCAAGCGCGCACATGGCTCGGGCTCCGCGTGTGAGGCCGCTATCGGTCGAAGAGTGGAAGCGTCGGGAAGGGCGCGCCGAGTTACATGGCCGCCTCCCCCGAACGTTGGTCGTCCGGAAACGAGAACGGCCCCGTGCGGGTGTCCGCCGGGGCCGTTGCTACATTTCTGCGTCATCCGGTCTAGTCAAGCGACAAACCGCAGTCAAGCCCCGGTCTGGCCGACGGCAACAGGAGCGGCCTGGGCCGGCCGGGCGGACGCCTTGCGTCTGGTCGACCGGCGACGATGGCGGAGCAGGTAATCGACGCAGCGGTCCTCCCGCATCTCCCGCAGCCGACGGCGGCTCTCAGGGTTGTCGAGGACCCGTTTCGGCAGGACCGCGTCGGCCTCGCCGGTCCAGGGGCGCTGCGCCGCCGACGGCGGCAGGACGCCGATCGTCTCGAGCTTGCCCGCGAGCTCGTGCGCCAGGAGGTCGATGCCCGCCCACCAGGCCGCGTACTGCGCGCGCTCGATCAGGATCGAGGTCGGGTTGTCCCAGTGGAGCGGGCAGTAGGCGCCGCGCGGGTACCGGTCCTTGCCCTCCGCGCTGCAGGGCTCTTCCTTCGTGCCGCGCATGATCATCACCTGCGGGCGGCCGCGGTTGTCGACGATCGCTGCCGGGAGCGGGGAGGCCGCAAAGGTCGGGCGGCTGCCGAGGCGGGCCTTGATCCGGACGAGCTCGACGATCTGGCCCATGGCCGCCGTCATCGCGGTATGCTCGTCCAGGTCCTGCGGCAGATAGGTGAGCAGCCCGAGCGACCCCTCGAAGCGGTGGTCGGCGAACCGGGCCAGCCCCTTCACGGCCTCCTCGACGATCAGGGCATCGGGATGGGGGTCACCCATGGCGAGCGGGAAGCCGGGCTCGCGGCTGAAGTTCTCGACCCGGCCCCCGAGCGCGGCCATCGCGAACATCGGGCTGATCGAGCGGTACTCCCGGGGCATCCCGTCGTCGCCGTCGCGGCGCTTCGGAAGCTCCTCGCGGAAGGCCCAGGTCAGCAGCGCCTCGATGTCCATGAGGCGCTTGCCCGGCGCCTTCGGCTTCTGCGCGGGCGGGAGCATGTAGACCCGGCTCGCGCGGGCGCCGCCGGCGTGACGGCCGGGCGCGGCCCGGCGCTCGGGGGCGAAGGTTCGGGTGGTGCTCGTCGACGAGGCCGGCGCGGTCACGGTGGTCCCCTGTGCCTGTCCCGCTTCGAAACAAACGGGCAACACCGCGGGGGTCGGACCGGATTGGCACAGTTGTCAATCACGGATTGCCGACCCGCTCGTTCAGGTCTTGGTAGATCATCACCAGGAACAGGTGGGCCAGGGCGAGGTCCACGTGACGCTGAGCCGTCGTCCGATTCCAGCCGCGCAGCCGGCAGGTCTCGCGGAATGCCCCGTCGTCCATCTGCGCGCGGCACCAGGCCTTCAGCTGCTCGCGATGCTCGCGGTCCGGGATCTCCCGGTCGACCAGGCGCCGCATGCGCATATCGAACGGGACGGGCCCCAGCTCGGGCAAGGGGGGCTTGTCGGTGAGGCCCGAGATGATCCAGGCGACCACCTGCCGGTGGCTGTAGCGCGGCGGATATGCGGGCGGGTCGGGTCCTGCTGGGCGATCCTGCATTCGTACCTGGGTGATCTACTGGACCGGGACGATCACGTCCTCAGTGTTGAGGGTGTCGTGGGGTTGGGGCTGCGTTGGGACGCAGCGTAGAAAGCTGCCCGGCGCTCGCATCTCGATGTTGCAGGATCACGGCTTCGGCCTGCGCGATATCGTCCACTGCGGAAGGACGCACCCGCATCGCTTCGCCGATCATGGCCCGGTGCGCATCAGGGTCGAAATGCCAGCGCGCCATGCCATAGCGCTGGGCCACATGCTCTGCAGGCTGCCGACCCCATACGTCCTCGACCGAGCCGTCAGGGTGCACGACGACGGCGTGGAATCGGTCGCCGGTGAGATCGTGGCCGTCCAGAAGCCCGTCCAGGATCATGGTCGCGGCAGGAAGTCCGGTCACACGGGACAGGGCCTCGGCGTAGACGGCGCAGCCGCTCCAGGAATACAGCGCGAGCGTTTTGGCCGGCAGGCGCGGTTGAGGCCGTTCCGGGACGAGGTCCAAGTAGACGGAATTCGACTGCAGCAGAGCCGTCGCCTGCTCGATGGCAGCTTCGTCGAGGAGGCCGGCTTCAGCGATACCTTCCTCGCCCAGGCATTTCGTTCCGATCCGCAGCTGCCCGTTCTGTAGGGCGTCCGACGGCCAGTCCCGGCGCAACCTGACCAGCGGGACGACGACCATGTTGCTGAACCGTTCGGACGTGAAGATGCCCCGAGGGTCGAAGACCTGATCGCCGCTGCTCTCAGCTTGGTACCGCACCACCGTTTCGCCGACGTAGGTCGCGTGCACCGGCCAGCCGCGAAGGCGCTCAATCGCAACGGCGAAATGGAGCGCCTGGTCTGCCTCGGCCTGAGCCAGAGCGCGAGACACGAAGCGCCCACGCCCGGACGTCGTGATCGCTGTCGGATTCGCTTTCGAAGCTCCCACTAGGAGGACTCCATCTTCTGTTCTTTGGGGGGGATTGGGGGGATTGGGGGGGATTATTGAACCACTGAACACATGACCCGAACGTTTGCGCATGCGCTTAAAATACCCCCCCAATCCCCCCAATCCCCCCCAGATCACGGGCTCACGGTCTGTCGGGCATCGTCGTCGTCCGACGCGTGGAGCCGCATAAGGGCGTACCGATTGCCGCGTTTCTCGTCGGGATGGTCCACAAGCCGATGCCCGGCCATGACCTGGCCGCTGAGGGTCTTGAACCACTTCCCGATGGAGACCGTGGACGGCGTTGCCGCTCTGGCCCCGGTGCGGACCATCAGGAGATCGCGGAACAGAGGCCTGCGGTACTGCTGGTCGAACTGGTCCGTCTCGCATGCGACCGCCACGACCTCGGAGACGCTGTAGAAGCGCCCCTCGTCGAGGTGTTCCTGCCAGTGCTCGAACAGCTCGCGTTGCTGAGAGAGGTTCGGGTCCTCGGCCCGAGCCGTTTCCATGCTGGCCGTTGGATCGGCCTCGCCGAGCCAGATCAGGGCGGATCGAACGGTCGCCGACCAAGCCCCGTAGGAGCCAAGCGGTCCGCAGACCCGGGGTGAACTGGCAGCGCGGTAGGCCAGCAGGATCGTGAGCGCGGCAGCCACGTATCGCCCGCGATCGGCCATCGCGCGAAGGACGGGATCGAAGTCGAAGTTTCGCAGCTCGGGGCGCTCGACCTGGGCGTCCAGTGAGCAGAGCACGGCCCGTCGGGTCATGTCGCCGACGAGCGTGAGCTTGTTGCCAGTCGCGAAGGGCATCGAGCGGCACTCGATCTCTGGGGATTCGCTCCGCCCGAGCACGCGCACCCGCACCAGCGGTCGCTCCGTCATCTGGCAGAGCATGTCGCCGCCGAGTTCGCCGTTGGCGTTGTCGATCGAGATCAGCGGCGCGCCGTCGAGGAGCATGGCGCCGAGGCGCTTCTCGGTCTCCTCCTCTGTCTTCCCCGCCGTGATCACCGGGCACGGCCGCCCGGCGGCGATCGCCGAGAACAGGTCGACCAGATAGCTCTTGCCCGTCCCGGGGCTGTGGGCCCGGATCGCGTGCAAGGGCACGACTGGCAGTGCCGGTCTCAGCACGGTCGTGAGGATCCCCGACAGAGCGACGGAACGGTCTGCGGGGCCGACGAAGGGAAAGCCTGACACGATGTCGGTGAGCAGCTCCAAGGCGCGCTCGGCGTCGGCACGGGTCGGCCGTGACGGTATGTGGGGGAGGCGGAAACCCGGATCGAGCAGGACGAAGAGGCCGGTCGCCTCGTCGTACCCTGCGGTGTCCAGGAGGCTTCCGTCAGGCCTCAGCGTCGGCGTGGTGATGACGCCCGACAGCCTGGGAAACGTCCACATCCCGGCGCGGGCGAGCAGGTGCTCGGCCACCCATCGCGGCGGGTCGGTCTTGATCCACGTCTGGCGCTGCTCCGAGTACCGCTTGAAGGTCACGGCGCGGCCGAGCAGGTCTGTGAGCGAGGCCGAGCACAGCTCCTTGATGCGGCCGACCACGGTCGCCCGCCCGCCCGAAGCCAAGGTCTCCTCGAGGATGGGCTGCACCAGGCGCCCGGCACGCACGTAGACCGGGGCGCCCATATCGATCAGCGCCGTTTCCGTCTCGTCGACGACGCGCGGCTGCTCCGCGGCTTTGATCTGGATGACACGGCGTGAGCCGTCCGGCCCATCGCCGTCGTCGTCCGGAGCGTGCGCCCCGTTCGTCTTCGCACGCTTCTGGAGCCGCTTCGCATCGTAGAGCTGGGTGACGCTGGTCATGCTGCTGCTCGCGCGATGCTGTCCGTGGGCACGACGATGCGCGGCAGGCGCACCTTCGCGAGCATGGCCTGGAGGGATTCGCCGTGCGCGACGTCCGCGGCCTGGAGCGCGGGCTGGTCCAGCAGGAAGGGCCGGGCGAGGCTCTCGTGCACGATCACCGCGCCGCGCCGGCACACGGCGAGCCACGCGAGCGGGTCCGGGAAGACGAGCAGCGGCTCGTCGACTGTGGGCGCGACCGGACCGATCAGGACCCCGACATGCCGGTTCAGGGACGCGAGCCGGCCCGTCTTCGGATGCCACGCAACCAGGTCGAGCAGCTCGTCGTCCTCGATCGCGGGGATCACGAAGGCCGGCACGAGCGCGTCGGGATCGGCCCGCTTGTCGTCGGCGAAGACGAAGCGGCTACCGCGCAGGAACTGCACCCGGGCCTGCCGGACCTCGAAGCCGAGCGTGAACGGGATGCGCCCGCGCCAGACGAGGTGGTGGGCGGCGACGCCGACGGCGGCCGGGTCCGCGAGGTAGCCGAGCAGGGCGAAGCCCGAGACGCCGGCGGCCGCGAACCACTCGAGGTGCACCTGCCGGAGCCGCGCGCAGCTGGCATAGATCTCGGCGGCGCTCATGCCGTCACCTCGGCACTGACGCCATAGAGCATCAGATCGGCGTCCCCCGGCTTGCCTCCCTTCGGTACGAAGAGCGCATCGTGCGCCGACCAGCCGCGGTGAAGCCGCATCGACGTCGTGTCGTAAGAGACGGCGCCCCAGCGCTCGACAGCCTCGACCAGCAGCATCGGGTGATCGCAGACGTCGATGATCCGACCCCCGCGCGTGTTCCGAGCCTGTTCCGTCCGGGTTGCCCAGACGCAGTTGTCAGGCCCGTACCCATCCTGGTTGCGGCGTCGTTCGAGGCTGTGACCGGGGCTAGGCTTCGTGCCCATGTCGACGAGGAAGCACTGGAAGCCGGTGAGCTCGCCATCGCCGTGGAGCCATCGGCTGCAGATGCCGATGCCGCGCGCGCCATAGTCCTTGTACCGGGCCTGGTTCCTGTTCAGGCACCGGTTCTTCATCGCCGCGTAGGCGCGGTACTCCGGTGAAGGTCGACCTTCCGGCGAATGCCCGTGAATGACGCGTCCCATCGTCGTTCTCACGCCACAGCTACAGTCAAGCGCTCTGCAGCGCGGGTAATTCCAGTATAAAGATGACGGGATCTGTTATCCCGGAAGGTCGAGCTCTCATCGATGAGCAGGACGTTGTCCCACTGCGAGCCCTGCGCCTTGTGGACGGTGAGCGCGTAGCCGTAGGTGAACTCGTCGCTCTTCTTCCGGATCTCCCAGGGGATCTCGTCGGCCCGGGTGTCGAAGAACAGGCGGTGGACCTTCACCCGGGCGGTCAGGCGGCGCACGTCGATCGAGGCCAGCTCCAGGGCGAGGAAGCCCTCATCGCGATCCTCGATCGAGGACACGGTCCAGAGGCCGCCGTTGAGCAGCGCGCGATTCCGGTCGTTCTTCAGACATACCAGCCTGTCGCCCACCTCGGGCCGGTTCGGGTCGCGGCCCTGCAGGTGCCGGACCTTCGCGTTCACGGTGCGCCGGGTGCGGTTGAGCCCGACCAGAACCTGGTCGGCGCCCGTGACCATGCGCTGGCCGAGGCTGCGCAGCTCGATCACCCGGCTGTCGCCGTAGCCGCCCCGGCTGAGCCGGCGCCCCTCACGCACGTCCATCGACATGCGGATGATCGGGTTGTCGGCCGCCTGCCGGTGGATCTCGGTGAGCATGAAGTCGGGCTCGACGCGGGTGAAGAAACCCTCGCCGCGCACCGGCGGCAGCTGTGCGGGATCGCCGAGCACCAGGACCTTCGTGCCGAAGGAGAGCAGGTCCTCGCCCAGCCGGTCGCCCACCATCGAGCACTCGTCGATCACGACGAGGTCGGCCGTGGTCACCTCGGAGAGCGGGTTGAGCCCGTAGCGCCACTCGACGCGCAGGATCTCGCCGGTCTTCTCGTCGATGTCCTCGTGCTCGTAGGCCTTGTAGATCAGCGAGTGGATGGTCTGCGCGCCGGTGCAGCCCTTCGACTGCAGCACCAGGGCGGCCTTGCCGGTGAAGGCTGCGAAGAGAGCGTTCTCGCTGACGCTGGCGGCCGCTTCCTTGGCGATCGTCGTCTTGCCCGTGCCGGCGTAACCGCCGAGGTAGAACACTTGGTCGTCGGAATCGCGGTGCCAGTCGCGGATGGCGAGGAGCGCCGCGTCCTGCTGCGGGGACCACGTCATGGCCGGCCCCCGGCGCGCGCGGCGGGCTTCGGGCGCCGGCTGGGCTCCTCGAGGAGGTGCACCCGGTCGAGGTTGGCCTGGTGGTGCTTCACGATCTCCAGCACCTGCCGAAGGTCGTTGGCTTCCTGGAGCCGCGGGGTGCCGTCGCAGTTCGGGGTGGCGGCGAGTACGCGGGCGGTCTCGTCGGCGCGCCGGACCAGCGCCTCGACGCGATCGATCACGCGGTCGAGGTCGGCGAAGCGGTCGATGACGGCCTGCTCGGCGCGCTGCTGCTCGGCGAGCCACTGGGGGGAGGGCTGACCCATGCCGCTACTCCACGCACGCGAGGAGTGGGGCATCGGCCTGGAAGCCGAGCCGCATGGCGTCGTCTGGCCGGGTCAGCGCATCCCTCTGGCCCGGTGGAATCCAGATCAGATCCGTGCAGCGCGCACGCGGGTCGTGTCCGGCCGAGCCGCGCCGGACGGTCCAGATCACCCAGGCGTAGGCCGTGGCGGTGCTGGCCGTCGGATCCCAACGGCCCTTCACCATCGGCACGCGCTCGCAGAATTGCGCGACGAAGGTCGGCGGGTGGGCGTTGAAGATCCGCTGGTACCGGTCCGCGCCTTCGATCCAGGCGGTGCGCACCAGCATGGCGACGCCGGCCTGGGCGAGCTCGAGCGCGCGCAGCACGAACGCGTCTGCCACCTTGAACGGCGGGTTCGTGACGATCCAGTCGACGACGGGCGTCTCGGCCTGCTCGTCGAGGAAGTCCTGGACGCGCAGCCAGGCGGCCGGCCACGGCGTGCGCACGCCGCCGTGCTCGAACACGTCGGTCGCAACGACCGGGGCGAAGTACTCCTCCAGGACCGCGGACATATGGCCGAGGCCGCAGGCTGGATCCCACGCGCTCTCCCAGCGTCGGCAGAGCAGGCGCGGGCGCAGCACGCTCTCGATGAGCGCGCGCGTGGCCCACGGGGGCGTACAGAACAGGTCGAGGCTGTCGGGCGCCTCGCAGCGCTGCGCCATGACGGCGGTGTGGCCGGCCGGGATCATGCCGCCCTCGCGAACAGGTCGTCGGGCATGCGGTAGCGCGTGCCGCGCGCGATCGCCGCGCGTGCGAGCTTCTCCGGTACCGGCGCCGGGCACGGACCCGGCCCACGCAGGCGGTGCGGCCCCTCCAGGAGCCATACGCCGTCGGCCAGGACGAGGCCGCACCCGGCTGCGAGCCAGAACGCCACGCGCGTCTCGGTCATGCCGAGCCGGGCCGAGGCGAAGCCGATCTTCACCGCACCACCTCCGCGGCGAAGCGGGCGATCAGAGCGGCCTCGGCCCGGCCGTGGTGCTTCTTGAGACGGAAGTCGGCCGAGCTCGGCCACGTCTGGATCGCGAGCGCCCGCGCCCGCTCCTTGTCGGAATCGAGCCGGAAATGCCGCTTCCAACGACCCGGGGTCTCCTGGCGGAGCGGCAGCTCGAGCACCGCCACCGCGGCCAGCACCGCCCCGTAGGCCATGCCGAACTTGAAGGTCGAGGAGACGCCTTGCTTGGGCATCGCCGAGACGCGCTCGACGATCGCCTCCGTGGCGCCCGACGCGCGGATCAGGCGCGCCAGCTCCGGCACGTCGAGCTGCTTGTCGACGATGGGCGCGTCGTACACCTCGATCCGGGCCGGCTGATCCGGCCGGTAGAACGCGAGCGCGCCCGAGGCGCCTGGATCCACGCCGAGGATCACCCGAGCCGGGCCCGTCGTGCTGAGGGCAGTATTCGAGTCGGAAAGAACAGCCGCGGCATCTTGCGCCGGGTGGAGACTTATGTCTTCCATGTCGCGCTCCAACAAACTTCGACCTTCCGCCCGGTCCTGTTCCAGCAGGCCGGGCGGTTCTCGTTTCGGGATCAGTCTCGGTGCTAGGGCGGACCGCGGCGGCCGGTGCGATCCCAGAGGCGCGGGTTCCACTCGCGGGCGCGCTGCTGCCAGAGGCGGGACGAGGCGAGGACAGGGTTGGCGAGATCGCCGATCCAGGTCAGCGCGTAGGCGAGGCCGCGTAGGATGTTGGCGGTTAGCTCGGCGAACTGAACGCGGATCACAGGTGCCCCTCCCGCATGTCGGTGAGACGCTGGCGGATCTGCCGGGCCTTCGCCTCGAGCCGCTCCTGCTCCTGCATCCGGGCGACGTGCGCGAACCAGGCGTCGCGCGTCTCGGGATGCACGCTGCAGAGGAAGGGCGCGCCGTAGCGGCGCACCAGCGCGTCGTAGGCCGGGCCGCTGGGCGCGTTGCCCTGGTCGAGCCACTTCCGCACCGTGTGCGCGGAGATCCCGGTCTCGGCCTCGACGCTCTGGGCTGTCTTCACCGGGTGCTGCTCGCGCAGGAAGGCGCAGACGTGTTCCGCTAACGTTCGGCCATCGACCTGAGAAACCTTTCGCCGAATCTGACCGGTCTTTCCCATCGAACTCCCCGATGCTGTGAGCATCAAGGAGGGGGCATCGGAGGAGAGGCCGGAGGCGAGGCTGGTAGCGAAGGAGGCAGCGGTCATCTCAGCAACCTCCAGCCAGTTCGGTGGGGGACGCAGGCACAGCAGCGCGATCGCCGACAGCTTGGCGGCGGAGGCGATCACGCCGGGAAAGGGACGCGCCGGCCGGGCCCCGAGACACGGGTCGGCCGGCGCGCTCGCATCCGGGAGCCGTGAGGCTGCGACCGGTGCGATCCGGGGAAGAAAAGGCCGGCGCCGCGAGGGCGCCGGCAGTCGGGGAGGAAACGCCATCCAGCGTTTGCACCCGCAGGTGCCCGGGGACGCGCACAAGGCGCGAAACTTGGACGCCGGCCCGCCGATGAGGGGCGAACGACGGACCGGCGCTCGGCCGCGACACGCGACGCGAGAGGGAGACAGATATGCACAGGGGCCCGGCGCGCAGTAACCGCATGAGCGGCACGTGCGCAGTACAGATTTCGCGAACCGGGGCGGGACCGACCGCTATGATCGCGAGCGACGACATCTCACGCCACCTGCCGGAGGCGCTGGCCGAGCTTCATCAGCAGGTGCTTCAGCCGCACCGGCTGGGCGGTGCGACGCTCTTCGTCGGCAACGACGACACGCCCGGCGCCGTCTGCCTGCTTGCAGAGGACCACCCCGCCCGCCGCGCGGTGCGCGAGCCAGCCCGGAAGGTCGGGATCGTGCGCCTCGCCCTCGAGGTGGTACGCCGCCTGTTCCAGACGGACGCCGAGCGCGGCCATGTCGGCACGGATCCGCGTGACGTAGGTGGCCGATCCGATATCGGCGGTGTCCCGCTCGAACACGCGGGCAGCAAGGAGAGCATCAGCCGAGGCGAGCCGGCAGGCGCCGGCAAGATCGAGAAGGCGCAGTCGAGCGGTGTCGTGCGGCATCGGACGGTCCGGACAGGAGGAAGCCGGCACCGGACCAGGGGCCCGACGCTGGTAGCCGGCAGACGCACGCGGTGAGAGGGGAGTGGGCGCGCTCATCGGGACGCGCCTCCGAACGAGGCCAGGAGCAGGCCGTCGCCGGTCGATCGAGCCTGCGCCCAGACGAGGACGGGCACGCCGTCGGCGGCCACCAGCCAGAAAGTCTGAACGCCGCGGCGGGAGCGAACCCGGAGCAGCACGCGGTGATGGCGCCGGGCGCTCACGGCTGGCCCCCGAGATGCAGCACTGGCAGCGCGCCTCTCGACGCGGCGCCCGAGGCGTACGCCCAGGCCGCCGCGTAGAACGGCACCATGATGAAAAGGCCGATGACGATGCCGCGCATCACGCGGCCCTCTGTGGGTCGGCGGCATCGGTGTTGGCTGGTAGCGGAGCTGCGATCAGCTCCGCCGCCGTCACCTCACCCCCCGTCCCCTCGACGATCTTGCGGATCGTGCCAGCGCGCGGATCGCGCTCACCCCGGAGGATGCGCGTGATCGTGGATGGCGGAACGCCGATCTCGGCCGCGAATGCCGCGGGCCTGATCTTCCGCTCGGAGAGGTAGGCAGCGAGGTCCATGCCTCATGATTTTGCCATATGGCAAGAAATGTCAAGCAGGGTTTGCCAAATGGCTCTGGTCCGTGCGAGGCCTTCCCAGCAACTTCGCCGTATGGCGATGCCCGAGCTGAAACGACGTCGGAAGGAGCTCAAGCTCTCCCTTGAGAAGCTGGCGAACCTCGTCGAGCTATCAACGTCTCAGATCCAGCGATTCGAGACAGGTGAGCGGCAGCCGCGCCTCATCGATCTGCAGAACCTGGCCCGCGCGCTCGAGTGTCGTGTCGAGGACCTGACGGGCGATGAAGCCCCCGCATCCGAACAGCGTCAGCCTGGCCCACGCCGCGGGCTACTGCCGGTGCCGATCATTGGCCGCACCGCAGCTGGCGTGTTCCGCGAGGTTGTAGAGTTCGCGGATGCGGAGCCGGAGTACGTGTTTGAACCTGAGGATGAGGAGTTTCCGAAAGCGCGGCGCTTTTCACTGCTGGTGGAAGGCGACAGCATGAACGCTGCCGATCCGGCGATACCGGATGGCGCCCGGGTCGTGTGCGTCGACTTCGAACAGACCGGCCTCCCCTTCATGGAGGGGCTGATCGTCGTCATCGAGCGGTTGCGTGAGGGCGGCCATCTCAGGGAGTGGTCCGTGAAGGAGATCGAGCTGCACGATGACGAGGTGTGGTTCTGCCCGCGGTCCGCGAACAAGACGCACAAGCCGATCAAGGTGGTGAACGATCCGGCTGCCGATCAGTGGAACTCCCTCTCGGTAATCGGCCTCGTACGCGATGTGTCCCTGAAGGTCCGGCGGCTCGGTAAGGCCAAGCCGTAGCACGCGATTTGGTAGCCATCCCCAGTCATCCACAGGCTGCCATAACAACCTCAACGCACCCCTCGACGGGCGAGTACGTACTAGAACATTATAGGAACATCTAAGACGGAGGAGCGCCTGGATGTTCGCTGAGGTTTCGACCGTACGTGCCCGGTTCACAATGCGGTTGCGCTGTCACAACTGCCACCACACGACACTCCGTACGATCGAGTCTCCCGATCTCGAGGATGCTCCCTGCACCGTCGAGGAACTGCTGGAGAGCGCCTGGCTGCAGCGGCAGAACTTCAGCTGCTCCCAGTGCGAGACACCAGTCGCCACGCTTGTCAGCGTGAAGCAGGAGGAGACCGTCCCGGCGGCGGCGTAGGCACGACACCGATCTTGCCATATGGCAAAAAGCTCTTGACGTCGTTTTTGCCATTTGGCTAAATTGCTCCATCGCCACCTGCGATGGAGCCGCTCATGCCTCTTCTGGAAGCTTTCACCCTTGTCGCCCCGCTGACCATCGGCGGCTTGCCTTGGTGTGCCGGTCAGGCGCGCTTCGGCTGGGGCCGCTGATCATGGCCGGCCTCAAGTCCACTGATGCCGACGTCCGCATGGGCGCCCGGCTCACCGAGGCCCGCCGCGCCGCCGGCCTCACCCAGCGCACCGTTGCCGCCGCGATCGGCGTCTCGGCCGCCCAGCTGCAGAAGTACGAGAAGGGCACGAACCGGCTCAGCGCGACGTCGCTGCCGGTCATCGCCGACCTCGTCGGGAAGCAGATCAGCTGGTTCTTCGGCGACGAGCCTGAACTGACCACCGAGGAATCGGCGGAGATCGAGCGCGCCGTGCTCGGCGCCGTCCAGGGCATCGTCGACCGCCGCCGCGGCGTTGGTGCGGAGGTGCGTCATTGATGGCGGCCCATCTCCCCCGCGCCGCCCAGCCCGCGGTGCACGCCAAGCTCTCGCAGGCTTCCGGGCTGCTCATCCGACTCCAACGCTCGGTGACCAACCCGGCCGCGGCGGGCTCGCCCGAGCACGCGGCCCGCTACGCTCGCGAGTTCGCGACGAAGGCCGAGGAGATCGCGCAGCTCCTCGCAGGGCGCGTCCGATGAACCGGCCGCTCTCCCATGTCCTCGCCGGCATCGCCATCGCGCTGGACGAGATGGTGCCGGTCCCAGTGCCGAACAGCATCGCCGCTACGACGCAGGTCCGCTTCGGCGAGGCCATGGACGCGGCGACGTGGAACGCCGCGCTCGAGGCCGCCGAGCGCGCGATCGACGCGCAGGGTGGCGCCTACGATCCCCGCGACGAGCGGGCGGCCGCCCGGGACGAGGGCTACGACCTCGCTATCCGGGCCGTGCGCGCCCTTCGCCGCCCCACCCCCGTCAGCACCCGGAGGGCCGCGTGAGACCCGCTCGCACGTCCGACACCGCGTTCCTGCGCGAGACCTGCCCTTCCCGCCCGCGCTCGCCCGATCCGGCGATCGCCGCCGTCGGCACGGCGCTGCGCACCGCGCGTGCCCGGCGCGGGATCGCCCAGCGTGAGGTCGCCGCTCACGCCGCGGTCTCGCTCCGCACCGTCCAGGCTTGGGAGAGCGGGCGCGAGCGGATCCCGTCCGACCACCTCGAGACGCTGACCGGCTTCCTCCAGCTCGCGCCGGACGCCCTCGACGGCGCCACACACGTCGCCCGCACCGCCGAGGAGCGCGCCCTGCTCGCGGCCCACCGCATCGCAGTCGCAGAGGGGAAGGCCATGACGTTTCCGCCCGCCACCGACGCCGCGCTGCAGGAGGCGCAGCAGGCCTACGACCGGGCCGGGATCGATCCGGACCCGCGGCCGGATTCGGAAGGCGGCCCCCCACCCCAGCCGCCAGCGCAGGTCTTCCCGCCCGCCATCAGGCTCGGCGCCCTCTTCCTCGCGATCGCGGGCCTGATCTGGGCCGGCGTCACGAGCCCCTGGGTCATGGCGGCGCTGGTGCCCGCCGCCCTCGTCCTCGGCGTCGGGGTCGCACAGGCGATCCACGATCTCGCCCAGGTCCGCGGCGCCTCGCGCGACCGCTCAGCCATCGTTGCGGAGTGACCACCATGAAGATCACGCCCCACCTCGCCGGCTTCGTGCGCGGTCCCGGCCTCTTTCAGATGCCGGCCAGCGTCTACCATGCCGACTGCGCGCCAGAGCCGAGCCTGTCGTCGTCGATCGCGCGCACGCTCGTCGAGCAGAGCCCGCAGCACGCCTGGATCGCGCACCCGCGCCTCGGCTGCACGATCGAGCGCCAGGACGACCCGAGCCGCCCCAAGGAGATCGGCACGGCCGCCCACAAGCTGATCTTGGGGCGCGGCACCGACATCGTGGTAATCTACGCCGACGACTATCGCACGGCCGCCGCCAAGGCGGAGCGGGCCCGGGCCTACGCTGAGGGCCACTGCCCGATCCTGAAGCCGGACGCCGAGCGGGCCGACGCCATGGCCGACCAGGTCGTGGAGCGGCTCGCCGCGATCCCCGAATGCGCGGGCTTCGGCGGGGCGCCGTCCGAGGTGGTGGCCGTCGTCCGGGACCGCTCCGGGGCGTGGCTCCGGGTGATGATGGACCGCGTCGAGATCCACGACACCCACGCGGTGATCTGGGACCTCAAGACCGGCGACAGCTCGGCCGCGCCGCAGGGCCTCGGCCGCCGCATCGAGAACATGGGCATGGAGGTCCAGGCCGCGCTCTACGTGCGCGTACTGGAGACCCTGCTGCCGCGGCTCGCTGGGCGGATCAGCTTCCGCTGGGTCTTCGTCGAGAACGCTTTCCCGCACGCGCTCAGCGTGGCGGAGGCCGACAACGTCGGCATGGGCATCGGCAGCCGGAAGGTCGACGCTGCGATCCACCTCTGGAACCGCTGCCTGCGCGCCCAGGACTGGCCCGGGTATCCGGCGCAGATCGTGCGCGTCGACTTCCCCGAGTACGCCGCTCGCCGCTGGAGCGAACGCGAGGAGCTCGACCCGCAGCTCGCCGGCGTCGCCTACGACATCGCGCGCAGCCCGCACCGTCCCCTCGACTGGGAGAACGCGGCGTGAGCTTCACCTTCGCCCCTGCCGCTTCGTTCACTGAGCGGGCCGGACTCTTCGTGTCGCTCACCGGCGGGACGAACAGCGGCAAGACCTTCTCCGCGCTCCGGCTCGCCCGGGGAATCGCCGGCCCTCAGGGCAAGGTCGCCGTCCTCGACACCGAGGGCGGCCGCACCCTTCACCTGAAGGAGGCCTTCGCCTTCGACGCCAACATCATGGAGGCGCCGTTCCGGCCCGAGCGATTCGGCGAGGCGGCGCTCGCGGCCGAGAAGGCCGGCTACGACGCCCTGGTGATCGACAGCTTCAGCATGGAGTGGGTCGGCGTCGGCGGCGTGCTCGACTGGCAGGCCGAGGAGCACAGCAAGCTCGGCGGAGCGGACCGAACAAAGGGCCAGTCCTGGATCAAGCCAAAGATGGCCCACAAGGCCATGGTCTACTCGCTGCTGCAGCGGCGCATCCCGATCGTGTTCTCGATCCGAGGCGAGGAGACCTTCGTCCCGCCGAACACGAAGCTCTTCAAGTCCATCACGAACAAGATGTTTCCGTTCGAGGTCACGGTCTCGTTCCGGCTGGAGACCGAACGGAAGGGCTACATCGACCTTTCCGACCCGAAGTCCTTCAAGATGGAGGGGGCGCACCAGGAGATCTTCCGACACGGCGACCGCATTGGAGAGGAGCACGGTGCTGCCCTCGCGCGCTGGTCCTGCGGCGGTAACGAGGGTAAGCCGAAGGGTAAGGCCACTCTGCAGGACCTCCTCAACGCCGCGAGGATGAAAGCCCGATCCGGGCGGGAGGCGTTCGAGGCTTGGCACCAGCGCCTGAAGCCGGCGCAGGTCGAGGCTCTCGTCCCGATTCAGGCCGAACTCGACAGCCTACTCACCGACGACGGCTTCCCGGGCTTCGCCCCGCCGAACAGCGAGGCCGCCTGAGATGTGCCTGGCCTGCTCGTTTCACTGCTGCGGCGCGCCACGCTTCAACGCCTGCGGGTGCGCCTGCGAGGATCCGGACTGCTGGCCGGCCGCCGCGCCGGCCTGGCCCTCGCGCCCCGCGAACGATGACGGCGAAGAGGACGGCGCCGAGCGCCTGCCCGTCGCCGCCCGCCCGCGCTTCCGCTGCGAGGAGATCCGGGTGTGACGGACGTGTTCTGCGCCGACTGCGGCACAGAATGCCGCCTCGTGGACGGTCGCGACGTAGACCCTCGCGACCCTGAGATCGCCGACGTCCGCGTGTGGGGCTGCCCAGTATGTCCGGCTGCCTGGGCTCACCACGCGCCGAGCGTAGGCGTGCCGGCAGCGGCGCCGGCCGGACTGGAGACCCGCAACGCGCGCGAGTTGCTCGCAGAGCGGATGATCTACCCGCTGATCCACGAGGCGACCGGCGGCCAGGAGAACCTGCAGCCGCTCGCGATTGACCGCCTGACCGGGTTCCTGGCCGACCGGATGAGCATCGAGCCGGAGGCCTGCGAGGTCGTACGCTTCGACCTCGAGCAGTGCCGCGCCGCCTGGAAGGCGCTGCGCGGCGTCACCTTCGACGACGTCCGCCAGTGGGCGCAGCGGCATCGCCGGATCCGTGCACCAGCCCGAAGCGGCGCGGGAACGGAGGCATGACCGGCCGCGAGACCCTGATCGGCGTCGCCATGGCGCTCCTCATCCTCTCAATCGTGGTCGCGATCATCCTGATCCCGATCCTCGACGAGCAGCTCCGGCGCACCTCCGCGCGCCGCCACGCCAACGACAACCGGCCGGCTCGCCCGCCGGGAATCTCATCCAAGGCCGAGGTCGCATGTCCCGCGACCGCTGACAGGAAGGTGCTGTGACGATGACCGAGCGAACCGGAACGCGCGCCGCTAAGGCCAAGCCGCAGAAATTCCCGCAGGCCGGTACCAGCACGGTGCCGCTGTCCAGCCTGCAGTTCGGGCACACGGACGACGCAGTCGGCGTCAACGCCCGCGTCGTGGACCGCGACCAGGGCCTCGACGAGCTCGCGGCCTCCATCCTCGCGCACGGGCTAATCCAGCCGCTGATGGTCCGGCCTGACGCCGGTGCGAGCTTCACGGTCGTGGCGGGCAACCGCCGGCTCGCGGCGCTGCGCCAGCTCGTCGAGGCGGGCAAGCTCGCCGATGCCGATCCTCGGGTCAGCGTCGTAGTGCGCGACCTGCAGGACGGCGAGGCGCTCGAGATCTCGCTCGCCGAGAACCTCGCCCGCCTGCCACTTCATCCCGTCGACCAGTTCGAGGTCTTCGCCCGGCTCGGCACCGGCCCTAACGCGATCGGCGAGGAGGCGATCGCCACTCGATTCGGCATCGAGCGGAAGGAGGTGCGTCAGCGCCTCGCGCTCGGTCGCCTCGCTCCGGAGATCCTGGCGGCGTGGCGGTCCGGAGAGATCCGCGCCGAATCCGCCCAGGCCTTCACCCTGGCCCGGAACATGGACCACCAGCGCGAGGTCTTCGAGAAGCTGCAGCAGGGGGATCAGCTCCAGAGCTACCATATCCAGGCTGCGTTCAGTCAGAACGTCGAGCGGGCGGACAGCCGCTTCGTGAAGTTCGTCGGCCTCGACACCTACACGGCCGCCGGCGGGACCGTGCGGGCTGACCTGTTCAGCGACCGCCAGGACCTCACGCGGCCGGACATCCTGCATCGCCTCGTCCAGCAGAAGATCGAGACGATCGCCGAGCAACTGCGCGCCGAGGGCTGGTCGTGGGTTTCGCTGAGGGATGACCTGGCCCAGGACCACTACCGGTGGGAGCGCCTGCAGCCGGCTGACCTTCAATTCACAAAGGAGGAGGAGACCGAGCTGGCGCGCATCCAGGAGCGCCAGGAAGAGCAGGACTGCCATGGCGCCGAGTACACCCGGCTGAACCAGCGGGCTCGCACGATCGAGTCCGAGGTCGAGGCCCGGGCGTTCACGCCGGAGGAGCGGTCCCGCGCCGGCGCCATCATCAATATCGGCTACGACGGTGACGTGGGCATCACGCGCGGCGTCGTCGCGCCGGGTGCCGCACCGGCGGCCACCTCGGCAGCGGCCGAAGAGGTTGAGGCTGGGCCGAAGCCGATCAGCGCGGCGCTCGCGCAGGGCCTGTCCGAGCAGCTGTCCAACGCGATCGCCGCCGGCCTGGCCACGGATCGTGACCTGGCCTTGTCCGTGGTCCTCGCCTCGTTCCTGACGACGCTCGGGTCGCCCTGCATCGTGCGGCACAACGGCCGCGGCGCCGGCCCTCTCGAGGAGCGAATCGGAGACCTCCGCATGGGGAAGTTCGGCGACGTCCTCCAGACGCTGTCCGCCATGCCGACGCCGCACCGGCTGGACGTGCTCGCGGCCGTCGCCGGCGCGGCGATCGACGCCTCGGTCTCGGCGCGCGGCGGCAACACGGCCAGCGCGAAGGGCGTCGACATGCGGGCGATCGACGCGATCGTCGGGAGCATCGACGCCGACGAGATGCGCCAGCAGCTCGCCTGCCAGTTCGACGCCGAGGCGTACTTCACGGCCGCCACCAAGGCGCACGCGATCGCCGCGCTGGTGGAGATCCACGGCCGGAACACCTGCATCTCGCCGAAGAAGGGCGACATCGCCGGGCTGGCCGCGATCGAGGCCAAGAAGCACGGCTGGCTGCCGCCCGAGCTACGCACCGTCCACTACGATGGTCCCGGCGCCGCTAAGCCGAAGGCCAAGAAGACGACCCGGCGCAAGGCCGCGGCCGAGCCCGTTCTGCAAGCCGCGGAGTAGGGCGATGGCCGGCGCCGTCTTCCTAATGGGCCTTGCGGCCCTCTTCACCGAGCGAGCCTACCGCGCCGACGCGGCTGGGCTCGCCGTGCCCGCGCCGGCCATCGCCGCGATCGGCTGCCTCCTCGTCGGCTCCCTGATCCTCTTCGTTCTGGCGCTGATGCGTCTGTGATGACCGATCCACTCAGCACTGCGGAGACGGCATGAGCGCGCTCGCGAACGTACCCGACCGGATCGCGCGGGCCTTCACCGACCGGACGAGCCTGACGCTCGCCGAGACGGCCGACGCCTTGGAGATGGATCCGAAGACGCTCCGCCGGGAGGTGGGAGAGGGCCGAATCAAGTACGTTCTGCGCGGCACCGGTACAAAGCGGAAGCTGCGCCGGTTCCTGCTAACCGACCTCATGGAATACCTCGAGGGCCAGAGGCGCCAAGAATGTCCGTCTATAAGCGTCCCGACGCGTCGGCCTACTGGTGCGAGTTCCACATCGACGGTGATCGGTTTCGCCTCGCTACGGGCCAAACTGAGCGGCGCGCCGCCCAGCTCTCCGAAAAGAGGCTGAAGGCGGAGATCCAGGCGCAACGCGCGGCCGAGGCGAAGGCGCGGGCGAACTGGGGTGGCAAGGCGGCGCCCACGATGGGCGCGCTCGTCGTGCTCTACTGGGAGCAGGTCGGCCAGTATCACGCAGTGCCCAAAACGACGTGGCGGGCGCTCGAATGGCTGACCGAACACTTTGGTGAGGAGACGCTGATCACCGAGATCACCGGCCAGCGCATAGCCGAGATGGTGGCCCGCCGCCGTGGCATCCGCGTGGTGCGCGACAAAGCAACGCACCGCCTGCGGGAGATCGCTTCGGACAACGTCCAGAACGCGACCGTCAACCGCTACGCCGTCGACCCCCTGCGCAAAATCTTCCTGCGGGCCCGCGACGTCTGGGGTTACCCGGTCATGTCGCCCAAGTGGGGGAACTACCGCCTGCGCGAGCCGGAAGAGCGGGTGCGCGAGGCCGCGCTCGTCGAGGAGACGGCGATCATCAAGGCGCTCGGGCCGGACTATGGGCGGCTGTTCCGCTTCATGATAGCGACCGGCTGCAGGGCGTCGGGCGCGCTGCTGACCTGGTCGCAGATCGACCGGCACAGCATGCTCGTGCGGGTGAGAAACAAGGGCAAGGAGGGCCAAGCCCGATTCTACACGATGCCGCTGACGGCTCGCCAGCTCGCGATCCTCGACGAGTGTCAGGGGCATCATCCGACCCACGTCTTCACTTACGCGCCCGCCCGGCCGGGCAAGACGGCGGACGGCAAACCGCGCGAGGTCCCGCGCCGGGCGATCACCGACAGCGGTTTCAAGACGCACTGGCGGCGCTACGTGCGCAACGCCGGCATCGCTGAGGGCTTCCGTCGCCACGACACGCGCCACACGCTGGGCACGCGCCTCGTGCGCACAACCGGCAACCTTAAGCTCGCGCAGAAGCAGCTCGGCCACGCCCGCATCGAGACGACGATGCGCTATGCCCACGTGCTGGTCGAGGACATCCGCGCCGGCGTCGAGGCGATGGAGAATGCCCACGTCGCACGCGACACCCACGTTTTCCACCCACGTTCGAAGGTGTATAGAGCTAAGTGA